ACCATAATGAAGTCGGATATCCCCTTCGAGCGAATAATGATCGCGCGAAGGGCTAAGTGCGTGAATTCACACATTAATTCGTGCGTCGTTATCCCACCTCGGCATCGGCGAGATCCGCGACGGGCGGGTCTGCCCAGCGGCCCGACACTGCCATCTGCTGTCGAAGATGGCCCTCAGGTCGGGTGTGGTTCAGCATCGCGGTGGTCATCCCCAGGACGTGTGCATCCGGCGTGCCAACCGGGCCCACGCGCAATTCAGCGTCCTACTCGGGCGGCGATCAGGGGCAACCACGACATTGGGATCATGGGTCCAACGCGTTTTCGATGGATCCCGCAACGATTCCGCATGGTTGCGTACCGTGACATTCATGTCATGATCGCCCGGATGATGTGCATAGCGATTGCGGGCGCTAGGATGCCCCATTACGCGATCCGTGTGGTTGTCCATTGGGTGGGGTAGCGGGCACCTAGCGGATGCCGTGACGTGGCAACGTGGGCGGGGTGGAGGGACTTCAGGCCCGACATGGGCGGCATGCGGCCACGGTCGCTAGGAGGGGCCTACACGGCGCCCGATCGGGCGAGGCGTACCAATTGACCTATGCGAGGGCAAAGCGCCAGGACGGGGCGGTTGCGTGGCACGGCATGGGCAAGGCGCCCCACGGACGGGATGCGGATGCGGGATGTGGGGTAGGTTCTGGAATCTCCCTCCCCAGTCACTGCGCTGGGCTCGCCGCCGGGCCCCCCTCTCCGAGAACCTAAGAGGTTCTCTCTTAAGGGGGTCCCGACAGCAAAGCGGGTGCCTTGGCGATATGAGGATATTCTCATAAGTGTGCGGAATCCTTGATGATATACGCGTTCAGGCTTAGCGAAAAACGCCCTCTAGGCCCGAACACCACTCCAGCCCACTCCTACGTCCACACATACACCCCGCTGGGCCCGGACGTACCGGTAGTGCGTGGACATTGGCCTGACGCTGGCCTGCCCTGGCCGGGCGCGGCTCCCACGGGCGCATGGCCCGGATTATTGGCCTGGCATGGCCCGGACATGGCCTGACACCCTCGGACTGGACGTGGACCGGACGTCTGGCACGGGCCTTGCTCCTTATGGCCCCATGACCTACTACACGATCGCCGAGGTCGCGCGGGTTGTGCATGGCACCCAGACCCAAGTACGAGGGTGGATTCGGGACGGGCTCCCCACGCTATGTCCGTGCGGCACCATACTCGTCCGAGAGGACTCCCTGGATGTGTGGCTACGCCGGCAGCCTCCTCATGCCGCCCGCGCTGCTGGCGCGCATCTGCGAGGGTGCAATGCCACTCGCCAAGCCAAGGCGGACCGAGCCACTCAGGAGGCCCTCGCCCCAGTGTTGGGGGCTATCGAGGCAGGTAGCACGACGCTCACTGCGATACTGGCCGCCACTAGGACGTCCCGACGGGTTGTCCGCCGGGCGCTAGACCAGCTCGTATCGGATGGGTCCCTAACGCTCACAGGAGGCATCTACGCGCTGCCCGCGCCCCCTACGTGTGCCGTGGACCGTGCGGGTGCCAGGGTGCCCGTCTTGGCCGCGCTGACCTCGACGCTCACTCCCCGCGACCAGATCCGTGCCATCACTGGGCTACCTGAGTTGACTTTCAATGGCGCGATGGCGGATCTCGTCCAGGATCGTGTCGCGCGATATGCTGGGGGCTGCTACGCTCTCGCCGAGGTGGCATCATGAGCCCCCTCGCAGTGGAGCGGTGTCGCTGGATGGCCGCGAGCTATCTGCGCCAGGCCTACGCAGACCCAGTGGACGCCTCATACTGCCGCATAGTGGCCTCCACGTATGACATGCTGGCTGACGGCATGCTGCCTGGGGACGTCATGGCAGCCACACCACGCGGGTGGCAGCTATACGTGCTAGATGTGGTACACTCCGTGCATGGGTGGTCATGACTCCAGGCGAATTATTTGATGCAGTCCTCGCGCAGCACCCTGGCGCCGACTCAGTCACGTGCCGAGTGGTGGGCGGTGTCGCCAAGGTGAGCGCCCGATATGGGGAGATGTGCATGGGCGCATCCGAGTCACTATATGCCCTGGACCGGACGCGAGTGTCCCCCGCGTTCCTGGCCGAGTACCTGCTACCCAAGGAGATTGACACATGATGATCACAGTAGACCTATCCGACGCTGCTCTCGCCCTGTACTATGCCACTGGCGAGCACATCCCCACGCCCGCCCCGGAGCCCCACGCGTGCGTTCAACTGACTGCCCCTGGTGGCAGCGCTCTAGGCAGGTACGACGCCTCCCAGGGGTGTGTGGTGCCCCTGCGAGTGCCTGAGGACATCCTCGGCATCCGCGCCCGCAATCGCGAGCAGCGGTTCGCCCTCGACTTGCTCCTCGATGACTCGGTGCAGCTCGTGACACTCGTGGGCAAGGCAGGCACGGGCAAGACGCTGCTGGCGCTCGCGGCCGCCGTCTCCCGCACGTCCGCCGGGGCCTACGACCATGTGCTCGTGAGTCGCCCGATCGTGCCGATGGGGCGCGACCTCGGCTACCTGCCTGGCACCGTGGACGAGAAGCTCAACCCGTGGATCCAACCGATCCACGACAATCTCGCGGCGCTGCGTGGCGACCACTCAGATCAGGTGCAGGTGGAGCCCCTGACGTACATCCGAGGCCGGTCACTGCCACGTCAGTACCTCATCGTGGACGAGGCGCAGAACCTCACGCACCATGAGGTGAAGACCATCATCACGCGGGCAGGCGCCGGGACCAAGGTAGTCCTCACTGGTGACCCCGCGCAGATCGACTTGCCGGGTGTGACACGCTCGAACAACGGCCTGTCGATTGTGGCGAGGAGGTTCGAGGGCGTGGCGATCGCGGGCCGCGTGGAGCTGTGCAAATCGGAACGCAGCGAGCTCGCCGAGATCGCGAGCAACGTGCTATGAGTATGTCCCGGGAGGAGAGGAATGCGCGCCAACGTGAGCGCCGCGACGCTCGCACCCCGGAGCAGATCGAGCGCAATCGGGAACGCACTCGTGAGCGCGATCGGGCGCGCCGCGACGCTCGCACCCCGGAGCAGATCGAGCGAGATCGGGAGCGCGATCGTGAGTGCTATCGGGCGCGCCGCGACGCTCGCACCCCGGAGCAGATCGAGCGAGATCGGGAACGCACCCCGTGGCAGATCGAGCGCATCCGTGATCGCACCCGGGCGCGCCGCGACGCGCGCACCCCGGAGCAGATCGAGCGCGATCGTGAGTGCTATCGGGCGCGCCACGACGCGCGCACCCCGGAGCAGGTTGAGCGCGATCGGGAACGTGGTCGGGCACGCTACGACGCGCGCACCCCAGAGCAGATTGAGCGAGATCGGGAACGCACTCGTGAGTGCTATCGGGCGCGCCGCGACGCGCGCACCCCGGAGCAGATCGAGCGCGATCGCGCGCGCCGAAGGTGGTACCGCGCCGCACTCACCCCAGAGCAGATCGAGCGCGATCGTGAGAGCACTCGTGAGCGCCGCGACGCTCGCACCCCGGAGCAGATCGAGCGCGATCGGGAATGTGGTCGGGAGCGTTACGCTGGGCTGACCTCGCAGCAGGCCGAGTGCGCGCGTGAATACAATCGGGACCGCGCCCGTGAGCGCCGCGACGCGCGCACCCCGGAGCAGGTTGAGTATGACCGTGAGCGCGCCCGTGAGCGTCGCGACGCGCGCACCCCGGAGCAGGTTGGGTATGACCGTGAGCGCGACCATGAACGTTACCTAGCCAAGAAAGAGGAGAAAACCAATGCTGAAGACCGATAGAGAATTCCGAGATTTCGCACCACCACTGTCCGCCGACGAGCGTGCCGCGCTCGAGTCCGCGATCGCTCGCGATGGGGGCGCACACGACCCGATCATCACATGGCGAGGGTACGTGGTCGATGGCCACAATCGTTACGAGATCTGCCAGCGCCTCGGTTTGGGGTACGCCACGCGAGAGCTCGGTAGGCCCTCGCGTGACGCGGTGCTGACATGGATCTACGAACATCAGATCGCCCGACGCAACCTGTCCCGTGACCAGCAGATCGCATGGGCGGCACTGCGCGACGTGCCCTACGCTCACCCCTCGCTGATGACGTGGGGGTACGCCACCCAGATGGCGACCACGGACGCTGGACGTGAGCTGCTCTCGAAGGTGCTGCGCGGTGTGACTTCGGTGGCGATCGCCTGGAACGATTACTCTCGCGCGACATGCACGACGACTCGTGCGCGCACCCGTCGGTCCCCAGTGAAGATCGCACTGGACGCTGCCATGCGTCTCAGCCCGACTGACTATGAGCAGTTCCGTGCCGAGCTGGCCGAATGGGAGGCGTCGCAGTGACGCCCACACGATGGCTCCCGGGCGCCCCTACGCGCCGACCAGAGCTGCATGAGGCCACCCTCACGATGAGGTCGCCATCGGTGTGCATCCAGGTGCATGTGGTCTACGAGTCTGATCACGAGCTGGACTGCGAGCCGATCGTGGAGTCCGCACTTGGCGGCCGCTCCATGGTCCTTGGCCCGGACGGGAGCGTGTCCGCGCACGCGCTGCAAGACCTCAGCGTGAGGGCGCGTACTGCGCTAGTGCGGTACGTGCACGTGCTCGCGGCTGAGGTGGTGGAGGTGAGCAAGACGCCAAGGACACGCTGGATGCCCGGCGCCCCTACGCGCCGCCCAGAGCTGCATGAGGCCACCCTCACGATGTCGGCGCCACTGCTGCGCCTACAGGTGCGGGTGGTATATGAGTCCGATCGTGAGCTGGATTGCGAGCCAATCGTCGTATTCGCGATCGGTGGTCGCCATGTGCCCTTAGCCTTGGACGGGAGGGTGACCGTGCACGCGCTGCAGGACCTCGGTGCGAGGGTGCGTGCCGTAGCATCGCGGTTCGTTCACGTGCTCGTGGCGGATGTGGTGGAGGTGGCGAAGTGACCATGCAGCTCAGCATCGAATGGGCAGGGCATCGCGCCATGTGTATCGGGGGTGGCTCGTGGGTGCACGTTACGGCGGTCCCAGGTGAACCCGAGGCCGTCGATATGGCGCTAGCGCGTCTGTGCTCAGCTGGGATGGTGCAGCGCCAGGGTGATGAGTACCAGGTCACAACTGCGGGGCGCCAGGCGCGTGTCTGTGACGTCGCGGATGCGCTGCGCCCGCACACTGAGGTGGGGCGGTTACGCGCGAGGCTGAGGAGTCGTGGGCTAACCCGGGCCCACCTTGCCCAACAGGTAGTGGAGGCCAAAGACCGCGAGCGTGCATCCCGTAGGGCGGTCACTACGGCTATGAGCGCCCTAGAGGAATTTGACGCGCATACGGTGCGGACGTCATGACTCCCACACCGCGTATCCCCTGGCGGGAGGAGGCCGCCATCGTCCAGCGCGCCCGCGATGGCGATCGGGGGGCCCAAGCCAGGCTGCTGACATCTGTGCTCCGACTCGTGAGGCGTGACGCCCGCCATTGGGCTGGCGATCTAGACGATCTCGTGCAGGAGGGTCTGATGGGTGTGCTGCATTCGATCCGGCGGTACGACCCCGCTCGTGGACGCTGGATCACGTACGCTGGGGTATGGTGGCGCGAATGGATCCGCCGAGCTAGCCACCGAGCGCTAGCCCAGGGGCGCAGCGGTGTACACGGCATCGTGCGGGCGAGGCGCTACGAGCTGCGTCAGGCGCTGACTGACCTCGAGCTCCACCACGACGGGGATGTATCCGCCGAGTTGGCGGCGAAGACCGGTGTGCGCCTCGACATCGCGGCGGGGTACATCGCCCTGCAGACCCGCGTGCTGTCCACTTCACTTCCCGCCCCGGGGCTAGATGACGGTGAGGGGAGCCAGTGGATCGACTCCTTCGCGGGGCACGGCCCTACACCAGAGGATGACGTGTCGGTGGCGGAAGAGGCCCGTGAGCTGCGCGCGTGCGTCGATGGCCTACCATCCATCCTGGGCGATGTCATACGGTGGAGGTACCTCACATCACCCCCGTTGACCCATGACGCAATAGGCCAGCGCATACATCGGACACGACAGCGGTCCTGCCAGTTGGAGAGCCAGGCATTGGCGCTGCTCCGGCTTCGCTGTCAGGCGACGGCGGGCACCATGGGCGGGCGGATCCTGACCTTCTGCGCGGCCACATCATCGGGGACGGTCTCGGTCGGCTTGGACGTGTTCGACTTCACGTCGACGTGCTTCCACGCGCGCCAGCGGCCTCGGTTCCCTGCTCCGGGGGAGAAGGTCATGGTCACCCTACGGGCTGGCGCGGTCTTGGTGATCCACGCCGACTGAGTGCCGTAGATCGTCACTTTGGCATCCGATCCGGCGCCCAAAATTGTCACCCAAATCCCCCGCATAAAACCCCACTTAGTGAACTCACGTTCACGATCCACCGCGCGCAAAACGTCACCACGCAAATATTGCATAGCTCGTAAGTGTGCGGAATCATTGCGATGTCGATTTATCCAGCGCTTGGCATCCCCATTGCATTGTAGTCTTGCATCATGACGAACACGAACAACACCGCCATCCACGCCCTCCGCAACGAAGCCTCCGCCGCAGGTGACGACGCCATGATCAGCACCTGCTCCGTCGCTCTCGACGAGTACAACGATGAGACTGAGTCCTACCCCTCACCGGGGGAGCGTGCAGAGGCACTGTACGCCATCGCCGACGCCCTCGCAGCCGCACGCGCCTCGGACTGCTAACATCGCCCATCCCGACCTCGCCCGGTAGCCCTAGCGGTTCCGGGCCACAGGTCGTATGACACACGAAGAGAAGCGGCGCATGATCCTCGCCCTCGCCTACAGCGTGGCACTCTCGGACCATATCGGTGACGTCGACGACGACGTGCGCGTGGCGGCCAGGCGGGCAGGCGTTGAAATACCTGAAACAGATGAGGGGGGTTTTGATGCGGCCGCTATCAGTAAGTCAGGGATAGAGTCTTTTTGGGAGGAGTTCTGACGGTCGGCATCCCACCTCGCCACGTAGCCCTAGCGGTTCGTGGCCTGAGGTCGTATGAAGTACTACACCGCCGACGAAGTAGCCTTAGTCATGCACGTGTCAACGAGTACCGTGCGCTCATGGATCCGAGCTGGGCTACCCACCGTGGACATGCCGATCGTACGCAGTGTCGACCTGGACGCCTGGGTGGTCGCGAGGCCCCCTGCGCCCGCAGGCCCCACACCCGAAGGGCTCGACATCCTACGTACGCTCAGGAGTACAGACGAGTGGATGTCACGCCGGGGGTTGGGGGCCTGTGGGGCCCCACGGATTGCACAGGCACTGGACCGACTGGTAGACGCGCGGTTAGTGCAATTTTGGTGCCAGGAGTACGCTCTGACATGTGCTGGCCGTACCGCATCGTACGAGGCCGCATGTGATGCGCTATGCGTCACCCCGGAGGAGAATCGTCCTTGGTCCCCTGCGGTAGAAGCGGGTGTGTCGATGCTGACTGGGCGCCGGTCCCCACACCGAGGTGCACCCGCCTGTGTGGCACTACGGGCGCTACGTTACGCGGGGTACATCCGGGACGGAAAGCCGACCGAGTCTGGGCGACAGGCCTCCTCTGCCGATGTGGAATCCGCGCTGGGCGAGTGGGAGCGCCGGGTGCGGACCCAGAGCTGACATCGCCATCACCTCCACCTCGCCCGGTAGCCCTAGCAGTTCCGGGCCACAGGTCGTATGACGAACACCTACACAACCGCACATGCCGACCTTGGATGGTGGACCTTCTGTCGCCGATCCCCGATCCGTAATGGTGAGCCTCGGCTGGTCGCCTCTCGGCACGAGTACGGCTGGGAGCCCGCACGCGAGCGCACACCCCGTGAGGGCTACACCTACGCCTGTCGCCACACATCAACTAAGCCCGGTGGCCCCAAGTCCGCAGAGTGGCAGTACTGGTCTCTGTGGCGCAGGCCTACCCGCCTGGTAGAGCTAGGCGCGCTGTTGCCCGCGCTGGCGGAGCTGTCGATATCCCGCTGGGATGCGATCGCGTATCGCATCCAACGGACGGGGGGCACAGGCTTCGATCGCGCCCGACTAGAGCGCGCACACGGATGGGGCGGGCGCGCGTCAGCGCAATGGACTGACGCCATCCGCTGGTGCGCCGGGGGTGAGTACGCGCGAGCCAAGCAAGCACTGCGCGATGCCCTCGCACCCGCCAAGGGGTGGGGCCACGGCGCTGCGGAGCGTGAGGCGCTGGACGCGATCGGAGTGATGGCATGACATTGGATCATCTGATCGCGATCGGCATCCACCACGATGAGCCCATCCAGGAGATCGCGGAGCGATGCGCCCCGGAGGATGTGGACGACGTCATGCGCCGGCTGTACGTCGCGTATCTCGAGGGCGTGGTCGCCTTTGATGGCGATGGCATGTTGAGGAGGGTGAAATGATGGCGACGATAACGATCCCAGTAGGCACAGACCGCACCAAGCTCTACCTCCAGCTAGTGCGTGGGGCCGACAAGGCTTTACTTATGGTGCCCTTGTGCTGGTTTGAGCGGAGGGTGACCGAGCTCTACGGGGCGATCGTGGTAGTGCCGCACTCGTTCCGGCTGGAGGCGTTCTATCCGGATTTAGTTATAGTGGAGGCTGCAGACACCCTACTTTCGACGGATGAACGGCGGATCAAAAGCTTCCTGGCGAGCTCAGACGCGGACGTAGTCGCAGAATCTCATCGGATATCCTCGTGGCCCGGCGGCGGGATGATCTCGAATAGGAGGGTGACGGAATGACGACACTGTTGGTCCCGACGACAATCGAATGTACCCACACCCATTGCGAGGATTGCAAGCATGTGCGGCCACCCCTCGACCCAAAAGACACGGCTACTGGATGGTGCTACCTATTGCAGTCGCACCTGTACCAGCGTCGTCGATGCGACAAGTGCCTGCTAGCCGAGCTGGATGCCTACCGTCGCGGCGTCTAGGTCCGCCGTAGCCCGCGCATACCGGGCCCTACCTGCGTCCGTATCCGGACACCCACCATGCAGCCACTCTTGCTGCGACTCGACCCACCTAGCCACCCGCGTTTGATCGCGCTCGGTCAGGGGTGACTCGCATCGTGTATGCGCGAGCTCACATGCAGCCGCGTCGCGCTCGATCATGATGCAGTCGCGACCCAGCAGTCGGCAGGCTAGGCCCGTGGTGCCCGACCCGGCGCATGGATCGCACACCAGATCACCGACGTCGGAGAACCACGACACGAGTGACAGCATCAGATCCAGGGGCTTCTCGCAGCTGTACTTGTCCCGGCCGCGAAGCGATTTCTGATCGAACGCGGTTAGCGATCCTGGCCCAGACCAGTGCTTGCGGCCGCTCGCGTGCCACATCGTAATCATCTCGGCGCCCGACGGTGGACGATCGCCGGACAGCTGCGGCTGTGACCATCTCACCCAAGGCACGCTGCGGATGTAGTCCACTCGCGTGAGCTTAGGCTCGTCGAACGCGCGCGAGCGCACGTCCCGCTCTACCGCCTGCCTCCACAGGTGCGCGGACTCGAGGTCGGAGAACACCGTGGACCATCGCGATGCATGTCCTATCAGTCGGGCGATGTCCGCCATCATGGTACCGTCCAGCGCGGCGAACCCCAGGTCACGGTTGACTGGCCCGACACCAGCAGTGCCGTTGCTAGTGGCGCGGTCATGCACCCTATCCGCATAGGGTGGGTCCGTTATCACGGACGCGATCGGCGCCGCGAGCAACGTGGGCATGGCCGCGTGGAGGTCTGCATGTACGATCACGGGATCACCCACACTTCCGCCGCCCCGATCATGTACCCCCGGACACGTGCGTATGCACGGAATTGCTCCCACCACTCCCCCGCTTGGTCGCGCGAGTCGCGCATGATATTGGCCCATGCTTCCAGCCTCACCGGGGTGGTCTGTTGGTACAGCACGAACCCATATACGCCTCCAGCTCGCGAGGGCCGTGTCCACCATGCAGCTGCCTCGCTAGTGTCGGACCAGTACCACTCCTCGTACAGCCTCGCGATGTCGCAGGGGCACTGTGCTAGCTCGATTCCGTAAATGAACGTCATCAGCAGTACCCCGCCCCTTCGACCCAAGCCTGCCCCGGTCCGAGTATGGTACCCCGCTCCCGTGCGTACTCCCGGACCGTGTCCCACACTTCCGCCGCTGCCTCAATATCCTTCGCTACCCCCAACACGAAGTGCACCCACGGCACCGTCTCTCTTCTCCCGATCGAGAAGCGGAACCCCAGCACAGTGCCCATATCGACATCGAAGTATTGGATCTCTACCTCGTCGTTGAGGGGCAGCGCAATTCTACGCCCTACAAGTACACCGTAAATCATCGTGAGAACCCTTCCGTTCGTCCCAACGCGGACGCCACGTCCACGTCAGATGCATCCTGTCCGGATGCGGTTAGCGCATACTCGCCCGCGCGGTAGTCCACCATGCCGAGGGCCTGTAGCCTCGCGAGCGCCTTGTTCGTTGCCGCGCTGGACTCGCCAGTCAGTGCGGTGATCTCGCGTCTACCCGTCCACGTGGCTCGTGGGATAGCCCGCATGAGATTGCACCCCGCACGGTACGCGGCCTTCGACGCTTCCAGATCGCGTCGCGGGATAGCGGCAGTGGGTGCGTCGGTGGCATCCTCTTCCCTCACGATCCTAGCCACGAGTGACTCGCCACTCAGTGTATCCGGATGCGGTACGTCGTCCCATTGGATCCGAAATGTCTTGAACCCGCGCCGTGTCGCTCGCGCACACTGGACCTCAATCACTCTGGGCTGCTTGTCCTCGGGTCGCCTCAGCGATATTGCGGCCTGCACTGCGCCCGCAAGCGAGCCGTGTCCGCTGATCCCGCGCAAGCCTTCGCCGCCCTTGGCCGACTTATTTTCGTGCACTAGGATCATGACGAGCACACCCGTCCGCACCGACAGTCGGCCTAGTTCGTTCGCCCACTGGCGAAACGACGAGTCATTGAAACCTCCGTCGGTCGCGGGCATCGCGGACGAGTATGTGTCAATCAACACCATGCCGATGCTGTGGTCGGTGATCGCACGTTCGAGCTCGTCCAGGTACGCTGAGCTGAATGGGTCCGCCTCCGCCATATACATCGGCAGTGCGTCCAGGTCCACGTCCAGTCCAGCACATATCCGGACAGCTCGCTCCTGGGTCAGCGTGCCGCCTTCGTGGTCCAGGTAGAGCACGTTGCGTTGGCGCGTGGGCATCCCAAGGAAGTCACATCCTGCAGCCACACAGAGGGCTAGCAGTAGTGCCACTGGGGTCTTGGCGGTGTAGGCAAATCCTTGGATGACGCTCACCTTGCCGGGTGCAAGCTCTAGCCCTGGCACGACGTACTCCAGCGGTGTGGGGTGTCGCCAATCGACGTACCGGATCGCGGCATACTCGTCGGTGGCAGCGCCCCGAGCGGGCGAGGCGTCAGTGGGAGCCGGTTGGCCTGCCCCAGCGTGTCGAGCGCGCCAGGGGAGCATGCATGCTTGCTCGACGATTGCCCCTACGGCCGGCGTGACGATGACGTCCAGGGCTTTGCGCCCACTGACCTGATCAGGTGGTAGCCCCCATGCCTTGCATGCCGTGTGTACGCCCGCAGCCACGTCCACGCCAGGCTCGTCCTTGGGCAGCCACACTTTGATCAACAGGGCGCAATCATCCCTGGATAGCCCGCTGTGGTACAGCACCCCACCGAGCGCGAGGCACAGTGCGTTCTTCCGCTTATCATAGTCGGTCCACGGCCCGATCGCGCCAATGATCGCCTGCAGTGCCGCGTCGCGTGGAGCGTTCGGCCGGGGGGCCACCCCCGCTGAGGGGACCGCCCGCATCGTATGCGCGGACAGGTCGACCTCAGGCAGTGATGCGAGTGCGAGCGCTGCACCATCGTGGCGCCAGACCTCGCGTGGTGGGGTGTCCGTGAGACAGCCAACGAACCCGATGCGGTCCGCATTGCTGGTGCTCGGGTCGTTGGTCACGCCGAGCAACTCAGCGGTCGCAACACGCACGCGCCACACGTCCGCTGGCGGGTGCTCGGCGTCGAGACGCACGTAGACGCGCGCCTTGCGGATGCCATCGACATCGTCCGAGGGCGTACCATGCACGATCGCGTCGACACCCAACTCCGCAATGCGTGCATGCAACGCGGGCAAGTCGAGGCCCGTGTCGACGTCGAGCATCACCACGTCCGACATGCTCTCGACGTTCGCAGTCGAGCGGTCCTTGCCCTCGACGAGGCGGTACGGCCCGAACGCAACAAGGTTGCGCTTGTCGGTGTGCTCTGTCTCCTCGTTGCAGAGCCGCTCGATCTCGTCGCCAAGCGCGCTCCACGTCATATCGTCCCGCGCTGCTGGGGTCGCGCCTATGGCGCCACGATATACTGTGAGGTGGGTCACTTGGCAGAGATCCTGTCTTCATGCGCAGCCCACACTTCGCGCGCGCATGCGGCTGCATCCGCATGAATCTCGGACCCGGTGAATCGCAAGACCATCCAGCCTGCGCGCTGCATGACGCGATCACGTTTGCGGTCCCGAGCAGCTTGCTCCTTCGTTCGCTCGTGGTACTCGTGGCCATCGGCCTCGATCACGATCTTGGATTCGGGCCAAGCGAAATCTGCGCGGTACCCCAACAGTTCGTACTGGGGCTGTAGTTGCTCTTCGTAACTGGCATGGGCCGCAGTTAGCGCGTCCCACAGTGTCGATTCAATTGGGGACTCGCACTGGGCCCGCTTGCCGGCTGCCCGGCACGTCGGACATTTTTCCCTACCTCGACCCCCATAGTCCTCCTCTGCGATGATACGTGTTCGCTCTCCGCAATGCTCACATTCCGAGTATATGTGTATTATCACGATGCCCTCCCCTCGGTACACCTCTATCATGCACCCGGATATCCGCGCATATCCCAAGCAGCATGGGCATAGGGTAGTGCCGCCTTCGAGTTCTATCGCCGGGAACGCCACGAGTTCAGCCTGCTTTGCCGAGATACCCCCGTAGCGCGATCGCTGGAGGGCTTCATCACTCGGTGGTGCCACGCTAGCCGCTGGCGCGTCGGCGTCCGTTGGCGGCGCTATCGCCGCGAACTGTGCAGCTATCTTTGGGTCTATCCTAATCATTCCTCATCCCCCTCTCGTGCGAGCAAAAACAACACGTTCGTCGCCGCGTGCGCCAGATGCGGATAGCCCGTCTCAGGGTCGAGTTGCTCGCCGGTCCGCCATGCGACCATGTGCCGCATGGCCGCAGAGAAGTAGCGCTCCCGGTGGTCGGGCACATGCTGCCAGTTGTCCGCGCCATGCTTGGTCGCGCCGTACGTGAGCACGTCCACCACGTGGCACATCGCCCGCCAAGGGAGCAGGTTCCACTTAGGCTTGTCGTCCTTGCGCCCCTTGTCGGCGCGATCCACGATGGCTTGCGCGCGTACCTCCCGTACGGCCGCATCCCCTGATCGCAGTGTGTCAGGCTCGACGTCGTCGTGCCAGGACTCCCATGCTTTGCTGTCGATTGTCATTGCGCGATCCACCACTTCCCAATGCCGACTGCATCTAAGAGATTGTGCATGTGAAATGAACTTGGATAGTAACTCGCACCTGGCTTGCCCCACCTATCACGCGCGCCCTTGCGCCGTGCGGCATCGATGGCGCGCTCGGTCTCAGCGCCACCCAGCAGCGTGCGTTCGTCATCCTGCAGGCGCATCCACATCCGCCAATGGTGCACGGGTTTGGGCACGGTGCCCTTCCACTGGCTCGGGGTGACCGGCACCACGACGGCGTTGTTGGCCCCAGCGTACAGCCCGGCTAACGTGCCACCCACAGCGGCGAGCTGGACGATGGCAGGGACCGACGTACGCGTGCGACTATCCACTTGCGGACACTCCCACACCACCGTGCTGATGTCGTCCGCTTGAAGGAGGTCGCCCACGCGGACCGTCTCCGGGCGCGCGAAGCACACACACATCAGCCGGCATCTGGCGAAGCGCGCCACCGCGCTGCCCTTGCCCCGGGCTGCATAGCCTGGATCGATCGCGATGAAGTTCATGCGCCCCACCCCATTGCGCGGCGTGCAATGCGCGCTTCTTCAATTGTCGTGAGGATATCGGGCAACGCACGATGCGTGTTGCGCACGGGCCAAGTGACCGGATCGGGACACCATGCGTCCGCTGCCGACATCAACGCACGCACGTCGAACACGCGGTGTGACAGGTAATCCGCGAACCCGGGCAAGTGAACGCGGCACCATGCGAGATCGAAATGCACGCTCGACCCCGCCAACGTGACCGCGTGGCGCTGCCCGTTCGCGAGATCGTGTGCCAGCTGCGACAGGAATTGGTCGACCTGCTTGATCGTAGTGCGGCTCATCTGCGCGTCGTCCCACAGCCCGTTGTTTGCGTGCATCCGCTGGACGTATGGGTCCACGTTCGCAAGATGCCCCCCGGTGAGGTGGACCACGCCGGTGTACCGCTCCACGATCGCGAAGTCGTCACCGCGTGCATCCTCGCAGAGCACTGCCGCGAATTCGAGCACATGCCCTTGCCCAGGTATGAGTCCCGTTGTCTCCAGATCGAGCCACAGAAATTGATGCGCGGTCATGCGATCCTCCCAAGGGTTAGGTACCGGCACAGCAGTCCATATCCGGTGTTCGTCCGCCACTCGTCCAGGCGGCAGAACTCGCCATCGCCCACGTTGACGATCGGGGATATGTCGCGATTGACTAGGATGTACATGATGTCATTCATAGGCAGTCCCATGTCATCTCACTTTCGATATCGAAAACCAACCCAGCCCTTGGCACCGACGGGGAGTCCGGCAGCCCATGCAGGCAGAGTCGTCATGGTCTTTTTCAACTCGTCGTATGCCACGTGCGCGCGCGCCTCTGGTACGTCACATACAATCTCGTCGTGCACGGTGAGCACGGGATTCAAACCCGCCCGCTCCGACACGAGCATCGCGTCCGCCATCATGTCGCGACACATCGCCTGCACTGCATTCTCCACGAGCTTGCCACCGTACAGGTGCGCCCGTCCTTTTCCGGATAGGTACGACAGCGAACGCCCATCGCTGCCGATGCGGGCCTCCTGATACACGATGGGCCTACCGCTGGGGAGGTAGCATGCGACTGCCGTACCGTCGTCGCTGGGCACGTACTGCAGCGGCCCGGCGTACGTGGCTCGCCCGTGTAACGCCGCGCGGAACGCACCCTCGCACGAATACCAGAAGCTGCGGATAGGCGCATGCAGCTTCCGCCACGCGCGCACGATCGCGACTGTGTCGAGGCCGGACAGATCGATCCGGTAGACGGCGGCCATCGCGGTGAATGCGTTCGGCCCCCCCTGGTAACCGCAGGCCAGTTCTGCAGCCTTGCCTACCTGGCGTTGCGCGGGCGTGATTGCATCGTAGTCGTCGACACCGAATACGGACATGGCCGCGACACGGTAGGCGCATCGGCCTGAAGTGAACACGGCCAACGCGGCGTCATCCTCAGCCATCCACGCGGTTGCCCGTGCCTCCACCGAGGAGTAGTCACACACCGCGAGCAGATGCCCTGGCGAGGCTGTGATGGTGGCGCGCACGAGCATCGCGACTTCCTCGCAGTCGCACTGGTGACCGTCGAGCACCATGTCCGCATATGCGTCCACGTCCACATCGTCGAATCGAGGGCTCGCGGGCCGAGGCATATTTTGCAACTGCATTCCCTTGCCGCTCCACCGGCCCGTGTGCGCGCCATAGTACAGTAGTGTGTCACGGAGTCGACCGTCCGCGTGCACACGCGCCAGGCCTGCGAGTAGCTTGCCTCTTGCGATCGATGCCAGCGCTCGGCGGGCATCCGCAAGCGGGTGGTCCAACGCTGACACGGTGGCCTTCTTCGCGTCGATCGCGCCAGTGATCTCGCAGAATTGCTTTGGCGAATTCGCGGCCGCTCGGCACGCCTCGGGTGTGATGTCGAGTTGCGCAGCTGCAGTCGCTACCGCCGCATGGCCAGCGCGCGCATCATCGTCAAGCAACCGATGGGCTAGCGCGGAATCAAAGCACACTCCGCGATCGTTGATCACGCGACTGAGTGCTTCGGCATCGGCGTCGACAGGCATCCACTGCCGCAGCCGCTCCCATGTCTGCGCCATGATCGCCACGTCCGATGCGCAGTACCGCAGCACTCGTGTCAGCGCGTCGGTGTCCACATCCGGTTGCTTGCCAAGGCGGAGCTTCGTGGGCTTGTCGAGCGTGCGCCACTCCACCACAGAGATGTGCGCCGGACGCTTCACTGAGCTGAGCGCCTTCGTGAATTTCGATGCGACCTTGTCCTTCGGCACGTCACACCATCGGATGCCGAGCGCATCTAGCGCACCCGGCAGCCCCGCCTTGCGCGTGAGCTGGGCAGTGTCGACCCACCCGGCAGCGCCGAAGTCGTACCGGTCCGCTGCGAAACGATCGAACCCGTGCGCATTGTGCGCGGCGAGCACGCGCCCGCAATGAGGCCATTCCTGCCCCGGGTACCATGCGCCCACAGACCCGTCCGTTGTGTCGCGCCACACTACCACGAGTGCCTCGGATGAGGAGTCCTCCCAGTACCGGCGACCACCACATGTGGATAGGTCGACCCGCGATCGGGACTCGAAGTCGAGCAGCACTGGTGTCACTCGACCCCCACCAGGACTGCCAGTTTTTCCACCGCTTCGTCGCGCTCGACAGTGCGTATGTCGAGTTCAGCCAGCGCGTTCATGACGTCCCAGTCGGCCGCTGCGCGCAGGCGGGAGACCTCCGCGAGTAGCTCTCCCGCAGCACATCGATGCACATGGCTGTGAGAGGACAGGAGTATTGCGCGTATGTCTGCTAACGTGTGGTCGTCCATAGTGCCTCGCCCGGGATGCGATTCCGGCGTAGCGCGCATGCGCGAGGCTGTCAGTTAGGCTGTCTGGTGCTCGTTGTCTGGCACTGAGCCGAAGGTCAGATTGCGGAAGTAGTCCCCGCTAGGAGTGGACTTGCCGCGCGCAACGCGGATGTCCACGAGCCGCCCAACGAGTGAGGGTGAGCCGTTCTTCTGGCCCTCGGTGGCGTCCAGGATCGCGCCGGAGTATCCACTACGCTTAGCCTCGAGATCCTCGAGTGCCTGCCATCCCTCGGCGAACAGATCGCCTGTGCTACCCGCGTTGATCTGCGCGAGTGTGGGGCCGTATCCAGCCGCGTGCACTGCGAGCTTGCGCAGCTCAGTCAGGCCAGCGGGGGTGACAAAGAACAGCATGATTGCGTCGGTGTCTGCAGGGGTTGCACTGCCCTCGGCGGCGGACTCGATGTGCACGGTCACCTTGGTGTATTCCTTGTAGGTCTTGGGCGACTTGCCTGGGACCATTGACACTACGCGAGCGCGGTACTCGCCCTCAGAGATCATGTCGTCACGATTCTGCGGACACTGGATACCTCCGTAGCGCGATCGCTGGGGGGCGGTGGCGGGGGCGGCGGCTGGTGTGTGATTTCCAAACGATGTCATCTAGTTGCGTCCTTTTCCGATCACGTAATACATCCCAAGCACTGCGGCCAACGCGGCTGCAAATGCAGTGTAGTGGATGGTTTCGTACAAGCCCCCGTCGGCGGGACTGGTGACGATCATGAGCGCGGTCATTGCCGCCGAAGTAATCCACAGCAGTACGTATGTCCTCACAGTGCGACCCCGACAGCCGCAAGCCACTGGTTGAGGGAGGCGAGTTTGGCTAATCTTGTGCGGGCAAGTGCGGCCGAACGGGCGCGGGCAATGGCCCCATTTGCTTTGAGCGTCGCGGGTAGGGCGTCGAGCCACGCCGGTGTCACTACAGTCATAGCGCTCCTCCTAGGTAGATAGCCGTCGCTGCCATCAGCGACATCGTGAGCATAAGTGCCACGATGAGAGTCATTGCCAGCGCCAGCGACACGGTCAGTGATAGCGCTAGCTCGGTGTCTGTCGGTGGCGCTGGCGGCGTTTTGCGCGGGCGGTGCTTGTACGCGGGTCTCACTTGGTTGCCTCCACTGGCTCAGGGTTGGTGATCTCCACCGCAGCGAGCTCGCGCTCGTCTTCGGTGCGGTCCTTGTCCAGCTTGACGCGTGCGGCTGTGATCTCGTCTTCCACGTCCTGAGTGCACTCGCATTCGAACGTACCATCTTCTTGCTCGCGGTCGCGAAAGACCCTCAGCGTGGACCCGCGTGGGCCCGTGACGAGCCCGCAGCGGGTGCAGCTGACTAGGTCGTTGGCGTCGTCATGGATTGCGATCCCGTAGGCGCCACAGTCGACGCACGGACGTACGGCATGGGTGTCGGGCTTGCCGCTTTGGGCGTCAACCCGGGCACGGATCCGGAGGATGGCGTCTTTGGGGCCTTTGATCATAGCGTAATCCCATGCTTTGCTGCGAGGTAGGCCTTCATCTGGGCGTCTTCCGCAGCACTAGGGGCGCTGTCGTATATAACCATCTCCAGCATTGTAGCCTCCATCCCCTGGTTACTTATGCTGCTCAGGGCCACCCATGTGGACAGTGTGGGCGTAGTCACGTACACAGACTCAGTGCTGTTACCATTCTGTAACGACACTTTGGTAGGCGTGTGCTGGTACCGGATTATCTGCTTGCCCACGGGCGCGTCTATCAAGGCGCGTGCGGCTCCGTCCACGAAAATCCCGGCTTTACTTACCCCAGGGACGGACAAGTAGGGCTGCGGCGGGCTCGCACCCCCGCTGCGGGTTAGCAACGCCCGGAAGCTAGACGTTGCAAGATTCTTGTTCACTGCGAAGTAAATCGTCTGCGTGGCCGCATGCGCGATCGGTGTGCTGAAAGTGAACTGCCTGTTCTCCGCGCCGAGCAAACCAAACCGCACCCCGCCAGATGCGGCGTCCCACCACGGCTGATTCGCCGCCGTCGCCTGCAGCAGATTGCCCCCAAGCGCGCCGCCCGAGGGATGCCACTCCGTGCGGGAGAGGTTGGTGCTATCGAAGGGCGCAAAGTCCACGACCCCACTACCCGCAGTAGACCCCAAAAATAGGTTACCCCCACTGCGAGTAAAATCCGTGTCTATCTCCTGCCAGCTAGTGGACGCAGTGCCTACCCACAGGTTCGCGCCGTCGAACACCACCGGCGCCGCAGCCCCATCGCCACGGGCCCACCCTAGCATACGCTCACGGTTCCCGACGATCCCCGTAGCCTGCACAGCCCAAAACGTGGGCGCTGTAGCTGTCACGCGTAGCGCATTCCCGCCACTGGGTGCAGCACCGGCTAGCACGCTTAGTGTCGAGTCGTTAGGTGTCCAGCCCGTGGTGCCGGCGGTAAAGTCGCCATTCACGATCACCGGTTGCGTCGCCGGCGTCAGGATGGCCGCCTCGTCCCTGCCCTCGAACCACGTCGCCAGGCCCGGGATATCCGTCGGGGCCCACGGCACCACTACCGGTGCGCGCCTACGCTTAGCCCATCCCGGTGTCAGTCCTAGTCCCAGCCTCATCGCAGTGCCTCCAATCTAGCAATCAGTGTCCGCACGCCATCCGCCACCGTGGCGTAGTCGTAGATTCCCACCCGCATCAACAGCCCGCGTATCACGCATAGCTCCGTCTCACTGTCGGTCATTACTCGATCTCCTTTCGCGCCCAGCGAAACTCGTTCGCGGGGGTTATGTGCGGCTCGCATCTGACGATGTCCGCTCGCAGCACTTTTTGCGTCATCGACTCGCGGTCGCGCACTCCACCTGCCTCGCCAATGGCCGTGTCGAAGGCGTCCACCGTACCACCGCTTGTCGCCAGCACGTCCACGATTACGTGCTCGTCCTGTCCAGCGCGATGCGACCGCCCGAAGATCTGCTCCAGCCATTTCGCTGACTGCGGAGGCATCGCGATCAACTGGCGCGGCCATGCCTGCAGGTTGAACCCCTTCAGGTTCGAGCACCAAGACGAGACTAGCGATGCATCCGTCGGGGCAGTGTGCAGTTGCATCCCGCTAGCTGTGAGGCCTCGCTGTCCGTAATAGGACAGCCCCGCTTCCTTCGCCAGCGCTCGCCCGAATTCGACCGAGCCGCACCATACGATCCCGATGCCTCCCGCGTCTCGCATCTCGCGTAGCCAGTCGTGACAGGAGTCTAGCGCGGATCGGGATATCCACACGGTCTCAGTCTTGCCCGCGAACGTAGGCTTGATCGCAAGCCAGTGCTTCACGATCGCGTTCTCCGGGTATCGCCGCAGCACTTGCGCTTCGGTGTCGAGTGGCCGCGCAGCGTGCGTAGTAGTCGCGCAACGCTCACGAACGAACCTCGCAGATGCTCGACGCGCCTCGCGCCACTCCTCAGGAGGTGGTGGGTTCCAGCGTGAGTACAGCCCTAGTCCGAGTTGCCCGTCGAGCAGCCAACGTGACAGCGGGGTGCTCACAGGGATCCCGCCCGGCGTCTCTTGCTCGATCAAAAACTTTGCGAACGCGTCGTCGAGCACCCCATCTTCTCGGGCTAACCGGATCCGTATTGTCAATGGTGCATCGCATGAGTCCTCATCCACGATCACCACTCCCGGCGTCTGCGTCAGTCTCTGTCGGTACCACTCACGAGCTGCACGTAGCGTGGCGCCAAGCGCCCCTGGCGATGCGCGACGCTGCCGATGCTCATCGATCGCCGACGCCCACATCCGCGCCTCATGCTCGACGAGCGGCATCGGTGTCCCGTCGCCTAGACACCATGCGAGCACATGCCAGTAGCCCATGATCGTCTTGCGCGCTGGCGTGCCCGTCATCGCTACGACTCGCACGTTGTTCTTCGGCGATCGGACGTAGCGATCGATCCGCCTCGCAGCCGAGCGCGTTCCCGCGAGCATGTCGGACTCATCGATGATGATGAGATCCGGTGCATACTGAGTCAGCAACGAGCTACCCCCCTCGGTCTGCAGTTTCTCCCGCGTGACTACCCGCATCGGGTTAGGCGACATGCGCCACACACCCGCGTAGGAGGCGAAGTCTGCATACGTTTTTTGCACAAGCGAACCAGGCACGATCAACATCGCACGCTGAGACTGCATCGCGAGCGGTAGCAGCGCAGAGATCAACGTCTTGCCGGTGCCGACCGGGAGCGCGAGCCACGCTCCGCCCTGCGCCACTGCCTCGGCAATCGACATCGCCTGCCAGGGACGCAGCTGCACGCCCGGGCTAAGCGCGAAGATGTCCGTCAAGAATGTCGACCACTCGACCGCGTCTGCATGCGACAGCTTGCGCCGGGGCAGATCGCGAACGCGCTCGAACTCCGCAGTGTGGTCGACACTCAGATTCATTTCGCGCGCCCCACGAACCGCATACGACCCGCATCATTCACCGCGTAGACCCAGCACTCTATGTTATCCAGCGCCCAACACCGCAACGCCTCGTAGTCGGACGCTGCGTGCGCTGTCGCCACTGCGCTGGGGTGCCCCACCATGGCGTCGAAGGGGACACCCTCGTAGGTTCCGGGGGGCAGCAACTGGGCCATGATCAATTGATAGATCATGACAGCATCCCCTCTGTACCCGGGGCATTGGCCTCGGAAGCATTGGCGGCTACTTCCTCATCGTGCACCTGATCAATCGCGGAGATGGCACTGTGCATAATCCGCAAGAGGATAGAGTTGTCGTCGGCGGATAGGAGCTCGAACAGCACACGCTCGATCAACGTGGTACGATTCTCGATGAGGGTCTGCGTACGTGTGATGTCAGACTCGCATCCTAGGTACTCGACCGTGTTCGCTGTCTGGACAATCGCGCTGACGGCCAGCTTCGTCGCGATGTATGCGACGCGGTTCACGACGCCCCCGCGACTGCCTCGGCAATGCGTGAGATGCATGCTGCGACATCCGCGTTGGCTGCAGCGGCAGTGGCTTCGACTGCCGCGAGCTCTTGCTGCAAATCCAGCAACTGCGCGGCGAACGACCCTGCGACGACGGCGGTGGCGGGCTTAGCCTTCGGCTTGGCCTTCGGCTTGGGTGCAGGTGCAGGTGCAGGTGCAGGTGCAGGTGCAGGTGCATCTTGCGTGCTGGGTGGAGCGATCGCGGCGAATTGGGCACTCAGTGTTGCATCGATAGGCATAGTCGTTCTCTCCTGTTGGCAGAGGTAGGTTCGCTTGGACGCGGCCGAGACGAATTGCTCGCTCAGTGTTGCGTCGATAGGCATAGTCTTTTTCCGGGTCTGCGCGTAGTACGCTCGTCGGGACATGCGTGCATCGCATGGCCCACCATTCCGCTGATGGTACTGGCACCCGCCGTAGTCCCAGCAGGCGTCTGCATTCGGTTGCGCATCATCGCTACATCCGATCGTATCGCGCTGTCGGCAGACCTCTGCCGCAGACTCAAGCACTGACCTCGCATGTGCCAGCGTCACGATCGCATCTACCGGGTGTGAGCGGCGGGCATTTTTCGACTCGAGGTACAGCCAGCGCGAGCGGACCTCAGACACGCCCAGCCGGATCGCTAGGTCGGCCACGTATATGCAGCACTGCAGATCGTCTTTGAGCGCCTCGGGTGTGAGCGCATATCGCCGGATGTTCGACGACGTTTTATAGTCGATCTGCGTCCACTCACCCTCTACCTGTACCACGAGGTCTCGGTACCCGGCCCACCGGATGCCGTGTACGACCACGCATGTCTGTGGCCTGGGCATCGGTAGCCCCGTCGGGACCGCTCCGATTGCACGCTCTACTTCGATCACATCGCAGATCGACGGCCTGGGCAGGTGCTCTACGCCGGACATGTAGATCTGCCCTGGTAGCGTACTCCACTGTGGTTGGTCCGCCTCATCCCCACGATAGTGCGCCTCACCCACTGCATGCACAGCCTTGCCCAACGAGAATGACCGCTGTCTTGGCGTCGCCGTTACCGCACCCGATTCGATGTCCTCCCACGCGATGTCAGGATCGCGGAGCCCATCGATGTAGCAGTACGCCCATGCTCGGTCACATCGCATCTTCGCCGAGCTCGCGGAGTGGTACGGCCTACTCATCTGACTCAGCGGGCCCGAACTGCGCGTACCTCGCTAGGCGCATCGCCGATGCGAGGTGTGCTAGCACCGCGTCGCGGGTCGGACACGGATCGATCGTCGCAACGATATCGATCGCGAGGTCATGGAACGGGCGCATCATCTCCGCGATCGCGGGAGGGCAGTCTGCGTAGGCGAATGCCGCCAAGGTCTCCTCTAGCGACTGCGGCATATTGATACTCATCCGTCTTCCTCCTCGGCATACGCCTCGTTGAGATCCCCGGCAAACACGTTGCCATCCACTAATTTCTCGTGAACCTCGTACGTCAGATCGACTTGCGCGCCGTCGCCTTCCAGGGCGCGGTCTAGTGCTTCCTCCGCGCAGCAAGCCTCCACCGAATACACCACTCGTCCAGCTAGTGGGATGTGAACCAAGTAACATTTCTTGCTCATGTGTGTCTCCTCCTCCGTAGGTGTGTACCGCCATCCGGGGCGCCAGCAACATGAATCAACCCCGCATCTCCCGATCCCTGGGCGGCTCGACCGTGCGGTTGCCAAGCACCCGGCGAACACGTCACCGTCGAGCAACTTCTCGAAGAACTCGTACGTCAGGTCGACTTGCGCGACATTTCCCCCTAGGACAAGGTCCAGCGCCTCGGCTGCGCAGCATGCGTCTACATCATATACCGCACGCCCAGCTATGGGGACGTGCACGCGGTAGCATTTCTTGCCCATGTGTGTCTCCTCCCTGGGGCAGCAGCAGGAATCGAACCCGCATCTCCCACTTCGGGGGTGGCTTGACCTATACTAGACAGGCGCATAATGCGCGTCTCCGTCTAGCTTAGCCTATACTGGCATTGCGTCGCCGACGGGCAGGCTTAGTCGACAGCGTCACACGAAGCCAATGCATCCAGCGTGCCAACCAAAATCCCCAATGTTTTCACGACCAGACCAAACGTGGCTACGCAAACGACGACACCCACAGCGGGGAGCATTGGCGGATTCGCTATGTGTCTCGTGGGGTTACGCGGAATCGCAGATAGTTGCGAACCCCGCAAAGATTACAGGAGGGGTACCAGCAGTGCGGCAGCGGCCGCGAGCGCTCCGATTACGCCGATTGCGATCCCTCCCCAGGCACGCACGCGGGACGCTGGCATCACCGAGTCATGGCGTGCACGGAGCACAGCATTGATCGCGGAGACCCACTGCCCGCGCATGCCTGACCCAGGTGTGCCTGTTGAGCAGTCCGGAGGCTCGCCAAGCAGCACCGTGATCGCACGCACGTCATCGTGTAGATCCGCGATCGCCGCATCGCTTAGACGGCGGGATGCGATCTCGTCGTCGAGCCGATGCGACATGCACAGCACCGCGCTGCGGATCTCCCGCAGCATCGACATATGCCCCTGGATGTCCGCTATGCGCTCCGCGTGTAGAGCGCGCGCGCGAGGGTAGCCATCGTCGAGCGCGGGCAGGGTCATGGTCGGCGGTCACGCCGGGTAGGCGCCTCGCTCGTGGCGAAGGATGTCATCCCGCGTGCGTGCTCGATCAGATCCTGTGCTTGCGCGAGGTGCTCGTCGGCCTGGGTGTTGTCCGCACCCACGTAGGCGATGTACGCACGGAGGCACATCAGCGTGCACGCTGTCACGATCGGGACAGCTGCGGGTATGTACAGCGGGACTGCTACGCCGAAGCTCGCCAGCGCGGCGGTGAAGGCTGCGGCAAGCACACCCATGGCAGTGATCGTCGATGCATCTTTTTGGTTCATGCGTCCTCCCAACCAATCGGGACAGTGACTTGCCCGCGATATCCGAGCAGTGCCACGTCCAGCCATCCGTACACTTCGCGCGCGCCTGAATACGTGCGGGCGTACCGCGTTGTCCAAGGGCGTTTCACGCGGTGGATCGCCTGCAGTCCGCGCGCGCCTACCTGTCCGCCTGCGATGCATACCGCAAGTCGGGTACCGTCGTTGGCGAATTCCCAGCCGATGAGAGTCTCAGTGTGATTCGAGGGCCCGCACAGATCGATCACATCACCGACATGCGGGATCATTCCGGTGATCGGCGTGACCCACGCGGGCCTAGGAAGCAGCATGCGGGCGTAGTTGCGCGCGACTCGCATGCCCGATCCAATGTCATCCGCGTAGCCGTCACACACATCTGGACAGTCAATGCCCGCCCGACGCATTAGCCCCAACGCGACCATCGAACAGGTTGACACGCCGCCCGCACCGTACGGCATGTCGAGCCCCCACCCGCCGATCGGTGGGCCAAGCAACTCATCGAGGATAGGGCGTGTGCGTGGGTCCGCCGCCTCGACATTCATGATCGACATCGCGTTGGCGCGCATCACCTGACCCATGTCCAGGTCGGGCGTCCAGTCGATGCGAGTCAGGGGTGTGTCATAATCAATCATTGCCGAGCGCCTCTCGACACGCGGCCTCCGTCGCCGTGCGAGCTGCGATCATTTTCGCCTGGCGAATCGCGGTACGCCGTGGGTCAGGCGAGTGCAGTACCGCCTCGATCATGTCGGTGACAGCCTCAAGCACGGGCGCGGGGACGCGGGACAACATGGCCATGAGTTCGTTCATTGGCAGGCCACCCATTCGTTACGCAGGCGATCGAACTTTGCGTCGATGCCCGCGCGTGCATCGCATCGGTCGTAGGCCTGTCCGTCACAGGACACCATGACCTCGGCGACGTACCGAGATTCGATCTCCAGTAGCGCTCGATCGGAGCACGCGGGACGCTCCCTGGTTTGCAGTGCAGCGCATGATACCGCGAGCGCGATAGCCGCGATAGCGATCACATCCGTCAGATAGATTTTGATCATGTAGCTGTCAATCCTGTGGTAGTCATCAAGAGCTCTAGTGCGTTCACCTTAGCTGCGAGATCGGCGAAGTTGTTGTTGATGTCGGCGTCTTCTCCACTGCCCGAGATAGCTACGAGTGTGCCGTCAGCGGAGCCGCCAGTGCTGTCAGTGAGTTGCCCGATCACCACTGCCTGCGTCACCGGGGTAGCGCCATAGAACCCCAGCGCCATGGTCTCGCCAGTGCCAGTCATGAGCACGACGGCGCTAGCCATCCACCGATCGTCGTCAGCCGAGTACGCAAGCGAGTACGTATCAGTCCCAGCGGGCATTGCACGCACATCGACGGAGTCCACCGTGGTGAGTGTCATCGTCTTGTCGACGTATCCATTGAGCCGCAACGAGGAACCAGTGTCGCCCGTCATGGCGAAGTCACCCGTGAGCTCGCAGCTGGCGTCGAACGTAGCGTCTACTACGCCGGTGATAGTGACGTCATCGAACTTCCCTGAATACACGTGCAGCTGGCAATCAGTGAAGCCGTCGGGCAATGTGCCTGCGGTGAAGTCGACGTTCAGGGCTTGCGGGGAAGCGGCATCACGTAGCTCCACTACGCCGCATTCGTCGATGTCTGTGATGCCTTCGCCGACAATCACATCCTCAGCATAGACGTAGCCACATACACGCACTGCGATTGCTGCGCGGCTTGGGTCGTCATGTGTCACGCGCACTTCGCGCAGGACCACACCTGGGGAGGTGAGTGCATAGTCGGCGGTGGACCCGTCCACGAACAGACCAGACGCGGAGGTGCCCGTGTTTACAATCCAACACCGCTCGACCGTTAGCGAGGTCAACGCGGTAGCGCTAGTGCGGTACAACACGGACCCGCCGGTGTGCGTGATCACGGTCGACTCACCTTGCCCGCGCACAGTGCATACCGCCACATCAGGCAACGCGAGCCCGCCCGCAAACGTACCTACACCCACGTCCACCACGTCGCCAGACTGCACCACAGCGAATGCGGCCTCCAGTGTCAGGTAAGGGAACAGTGGATTGCCTCGTACGCCAGTGGCGTTGTTCCCGCCCGCTGTCACGTACACGGTAGCGGAAGACACCAGTCCTACGGTCGGGCTGATCGTGAGCTCGATACGCCGATTGGCCTCGTTGCGCGCGGCTGTCAGCCCGCCCTTGGCATCAACGCCCGCGCCTAATTCGAGCTCGGTACCATCGTCGTAGAAGCGACCTAGGATCGCATCGAATGTGCTACCCATATCAGGTCAATCCAATGCAAAGACGAGTCCGAGCAACTCGCTTTCGGAAAAGGAACCACGACGCACAGCCGCGAATTCGCCGTAGATGTAATCACCCGCAAGGATCGTGTACGTGCGCCACGCATCCGCAGGATCCGATCGCAATCTGGCAGTGCATGAGCCGTCCACGTTCGCCCGAATCGCATGCACGATCGCGGTGAAGTCATGCTCCACTCCGGCGATGACCTCGGACTCGCGAGGGATGTAGTTTTTGATTCGATATGATGTCGCCACTGTGTCCTCCTATATGACGGGCGCGCCGCGCCACGTCGTGATGATTGCGATCGCCGATCCACCCGCGCCGCCAGTGCCGCCCGCGCCGCCAGTGCTGGGCACTACGCCCGTCGCACCATCGGCACCCGCGATGGCCGAAGCGGTAGACCCATACCCAGCGGCGCCACCGCCTCCGCCGCCCGCTAGGAGCACCGGGTATCCACCACCTCCCCCGCCGCCTCCTCCCGCACCGTATCCGGTCCCCTGAATCCCGCCAGACCCTTCACCAATGAAGTTGGTGTCCGCAGCGCCACCATCGCCCGGCCAGCCACCCCCGAACACAGGGTCATAGTCCCCATCCTCCCCATCGTCAGGCGTGGCTGCATCTTGATCGCCGCCATCCCCACCGTCGATGCTGATGGTGGCGCCACCCGTGCCTCCGGCGCCGCCAGTGCCTGTCACCGCGTCGGCGCCATCGTCGCCATCCAGCGCGTTTAGATACACGTTACCCGTCGAGCGAAACAGCGTGCCCGTGGAGTCTATGACGACCGCGATATTGGTAGGGAGCGAGGATGCGGGAAGCCTCGTCTCCACGATCTGACCTGCTCCGCCACCGCCACCCCCCGCACCACCTGGACTTGCACCCACGGCGCCATCGCCTCCAGCGCCACCCGGCCCTACGAGCACCACGTCAACGTAGAGCGCGTGCGCGGGCTTGGTCCACGTGCCGCTCGAAGTGAACGTCTGCACATCCGGCACAAGCACGGCCGTTCGATTCGCGAGCTGCTCAAGCGGGGTCGAAATAGCTGCGGCATCCACAGTCATAGCGGTAAGTCTCCGTCGTCGGGTAATGTGATCGTAGCAGAAAAATCTGTATCGTCCGGTGTGTATTCGCTGCCGTCAGGCATGGTGACCGTATCGGGCCAGTCCGTGGGGTCGCCATCAATGGTTCCCAGCGAGGTAATGGACTGATTCGCCCAGTCCGTGTCGCCCGCATAATTCTTCAGCGCGGCACGCATCGCGACGTACCTGCCATCGGGGTCGCGCGCGGGGATGTAGTCGGATCCGCTTAGCTTGCCCCACTTCAGCCAGGACGAGTCTGGCACCGGCGTGCTCCCGTCGAGCATCACGACTAGCCACTCGCCCTGTGTACCAGCGGGCAACCATCGATGCTGCCCACGGAGTAACCGCTCGATCGCACGCCAGTCCTCAGCACTCGAACCACGTATCCCGATGCATGTACCCGCCACGCCTAGCGCGCCTCCCCAGAGCGCCGCGTCACCCCAATCCGGCTGCTCGCGAAACAGCGTCGAGCCATCGATGACTAGCCACTGCCGGGCCCATCCTGAGGTGTACCCCCAGTCCCACGTATTGCCGTACGAGTAGGACTCCGTGCCGTCCGCCGCACGCGCACGAATGTTGCCTGAGTAGTCAATGCCGTACATCGCGAGCGTGCCGCCGAAGTACTCAGAGACCTGCTCCAGCAGCGCGAACACATTGCCACGCACACGATGCCCGCGCGGATACCGCCACGCGGCCAGACGGGATGCATAGTGCGCGTCCGTCTCATCGCGACCGCGTGCGATCAGACGATCACGTCCGATCAACGACAGCGCTGCCGGCCCAGCGCGCGAAGGGAACCGCTGCTCCATCCCAGATCGTGCGCGCTCCACCTGCACATCTACCATCGCGGCAAGCGAGTACGACAGCCCACCTCCGGCCTCATCGTCGAGTGCCCAATACGGGAGCAGGAACCTCAGCAGTTGGCGGAACGATCGCATCATACCTCCGTGACTGTGACTGATCCGACAGTGAACACAGTGCCATCTACCTCAGCTACCGATGCACCGTCCGTCAGGAGCACCGTCACATCTGTTGCGCCTGCGGCAATCAGGTATTCGTGCGCGAGCGATACCAGCGCGGATGCGGACACGATCCCGTCGATGTCGATCGTCGCGAAATGCGCGCCCACGAGAGCCTCGATATCAGCCTCTGCTGACGCCGGGATGGCCTCCCCGCTGATCGTGTACGCCACCGTGATAGCCTCCGCGCCCGCGCTCAGCACCGTGGGGGTGACCGTGGCGGGTGTAGCCCATGTCTCGATAGCGTCCTGCACCAAAGTCACCGTGGCGCCAGATACCTCACCGGAGGACCCAGCGATCCACTCAGTGACCGTGCCATCAACCGCATCCTCACTCGTCTTGGCGCGTGTGACATCCGATGTACCTGTGAGCGTGGAGTTCAGTGCTACCGCGTTGTAGGCATCGGGCGGTCCGTTTTCGGATAGTGACCCTAGTGTTGCCAGGCACTCGTCTACCAGGGATGCATCCGCCTGTTCATCAATGCCCGTGGCAGCGGTGCTTGACGACGCGGTAACGCCAAGCATCGTCGTCACGATCTCATCGATGTCGTCAGCACCGACGCTACCCGCGCTGCCCTCGGAGTCCGCGACCAACGCGATCGTGGCGGTAGTGCCGGGCCCTGACGCCAGCGAGAGTGCATCCGTGGATCTGAACGTCACGCCTGTCGAGGAAGCCTTTACGATCACCTCGCCCGCCGCGCGTGTGTACACGCCTCCGCCGCTGTTCGCCAGGGTAACTGTAGGCGTTGCGTACGTTGCTGCCTCACGCGTCACGCCATACACATCCTGTGCGAGCAGCGTCAACCAGGTGCCTGAGGTAGAGCTGAGGAAGCCGGCTCGGTTCAACTCTCCGACTTCAACATCGCGGTTGGCCAGCACCTTAGCGAGGAACTTGAAGAACGTGCGCGACGCCCCATCAACAACCCACGAATCCACAGGCAGTCCGACAGCAGCTGCGAGCTCAAGACCGATCGTCAGGATGCGCTCGGCAGTCTCGACTTGAAATAACGTGCGGATATCTACAGTCATCCTGGCATCCCTCCTAGTACGGATACGGTTACATCATCAACGGCCAGCGTCAGGGAGAAATCGCCAAGCTCGTTTGCGGGGGTGACCCGAATGCGATTCTCGAATGTGGTGGTACCGGCGGTGGTGGAGTGCGCCACCACGACCGACACTGCCGCGATGCGCGCGTCCTTCAGCAGCTCAGATTCGATCACTCCCGGCAACGCGGCTTGTGCCACGGTGGTCCCCACTGCGCCCACGTAGCCGGCCAGATCGAGCCCGTACGCGCTCTCCTCAGCGCCACCATCGAGTGTCCCCCTAGGGGTAGAGAGTCTACGTAACACTGACTCCGCGAGCAACCGAACGCCGCCTACCATGCGGCCCGTGAACAGCTTGCCCGGGCATGACAGATCCGATCCAAATCCAACACCCATCACATCCCTGCTTTCACGCGGATCGAACCGCTGATAATCGTTCCGCCGAAGGGTCCAGCAATCACCGGGTCAGTCATGCGCGCGACACCCAGCGTGGGCTCGTCGCCCAGCATCAGGAACAGCGGCATCCACCCGGGCTCACCAGATGCGTCGCCTGAAATCACGAACGGGCGCGAGGGATCGCCATCGCGGAACATCACGGTGACGACCGAGCCCGGGAAGTGCATCGCCTTCACTCCCGGAGCTAAGCGAACAGGGACGCTCTCGAGATCCGGCATGCCAGTGGAGGAACGAACCGGCTGCAGATTGAGAGCGTCCCCACTCTGTGTCACTACGCGATAATCGTATGCCACACGATACGCGCGCAGTGGGTCAATCGAGTCATACACACGGCGGAATGCGTCTAGCTCACGAGACGATCTTGGTCCTCCGTATACGCGCACGGACAGACGTGTCGATGTAAGCACATACTCCACATCGGTAGCCGCCTCGAGGGCATCGACGGTCACCCCAGGCAGGATGTTGGCGATGGCGTCAGTGACTAGCTCCACACAGTCCCGCGCAGGGAGCACATCCACCCGAGTAGCCGCGCCCCCGTACGTGCTCGTAGTGCGTGCGCCGAACTGAGTTACGCCCGCGAGATCCACGTACCAGGCACGCGGCGCAAGCGCGTTGAGCAACCGTGACGCGGGCCCCGCAGTGCGTGCATAGTGCTCGTCCACCCGCCCCGACGGCGCGCTGCCGAGGGACTCCCCAACCTCGCTAGCAGCGTCGGACAGGATGCTCGATATCGCGACTCCACCACCGTTGTGGTACCCCTTAGCGGACACTGAATTGGACCATCCGCCCGCACCTGCCACGACGCGATATGCTCCACGACCGTGTGAGGCTCCGCCGGACACTACCGCGCCCGATAGGGTAGCATCGCCGATCGTGATCGTGACTACCTCACCCACTGCGATCGAGATAGGCGTGGCAGTCACAACGTCCGCCCACCATCTACCCCATGCAGGGATCTGCACACGCGCGCCTGACACTACCGCGCTGTCATCAGTCGATGTGATGCGGGCGGTCATGCGTTCTTCGCCTCGTCGAGCAGTGCCTCGAGTTCGCGCTTGCGCTCCGCGTTCGGGTCGTAGTCCTCACTGTCGCTGCCTGTACCGCCAGGGTTAGCGGATCCACCACCGCCTGTAGCTGGGTTGGCAGGCTTAGGCGTGGGAGGTCGGTATTCAATGAACTTCACGATGACGGTCACGCCGCCGAGTGAATCGCGAATCGCTCCGCCGATGTGCGCGGCGCAAACCTCTGTGTAATGATTCGCTGCCAGGTCGGGGTGGTACACCGGCAGCGCCTGCGGAGTGGGGCCGTTGATCGTCGATTCGAGAACGCGTTGGAACGCTGGCCATGCGATCTGATCTGCGGGCGACGCGAGGAAAAACGAAGCTTGAAACTGGCCTACCGTGCTGCCGCTGAGCGTGGACGACGCACCTTGCTGGCCCTTGGCTTCTTCGATGTCCCAATTCAGATCGCGATCGTGACCGGTGAGGGTGACGGTACCTGGGGAGGTAGCCGTACCAAGCACGATTGCGGCGAACAGATCGGGGAACTCATTGGGGGTCATGCTGCCGCCCCCTGTAGCGCGAGACCTTCCGCCCACTCGAGGAAGTTCTCGGCACCACTGTCTGTCCGCATCGGGACTTCGACGCGTTCGATGTAGATGGTCGTCGTCTTGGTATCTGTGCTCGACGCAGCCGAGGCCGCAGGCGAGGCCGACGCCCCAGCGCGCGGAGGCAACGCCGCCGATGCAGCTTCTACGCTAGGCAACGTAAGCGGGCGGATCGCTGCGTGAGCAGCATCTTGGGCAGGGACGGGGTCGACCACTGCGGCCATCGCGGCTTGCGCGCCGTCGCGCCCATCGTCTAGCGCGTTCTCGTATCCGGTTACGGTGTCGTCACCAATGTCGTACATCTTCGTCGAGGGTGACTTGATCCCAAGCACGCGCGCGGCTGCGTTCAGCGCGCCCGACGCAACGCCAACGATCGCGCTCACGACCGCGCCCGCTCCGGCTGTGATGCCGTTGACCAACCCTGCGATCAAATCAGTACCCAGCTGCAGTGCGCGTGCGGGGAGCTCCGCCAAAAACTCTAGCCCGGTGGCAAACTCTGCAGCCATCGACGCGCCTACTTCGCCTGCCTTCGCGGGGAGTGACGACATCAGATCGATCGTGGAGGTGAAGGCGCTGTAGAGCTCCCCGCCAACGTAGGCTACGAGCGCAACGAAGGAGCCAACCACTACGCCGACAGCGGCCAGCACTGCGCCGCCGAACGCGATCGCCGCCCCGGTCGCTAACAGAATCACACCGAGCACGACCCCGATGGCAACGCCGACAGCAGCGAGGATTGCGCCGATCACTACGAGCACAGGCAGCAGCGCCTCGCCTGCTTCCGCTGCCAGATCGAGCGCCTTGTCGAGGTCGAATTCCTTGCCCTCGAGTCCTAGCAGCTCACTGATCGCATCGATCGCAGGCGCCACTGCGATATAGATTTTCGTTGCCCCGATCAGCAGCCCTAGGACGAATGCCTCGACTACCTGGGCGGCCGCCTTGGCGTTGGCGATGATTGGATCCATCAGTCCGGATAGCGCCTTGCGCATCGCCTTACCCGACGCTGAGTTCTTGTCAAACATTGAGACGAGCACCGCGAGACCCTCGAGCGCGGGGTCGATATCGAAAGTGAACATGTCGCTCAGATTGCGTTTGAACCTCGCGCCCTGTGCCTCGAGGCCAAGCATCTTGCGCTCGACAACGTTGCCAAACTCGGACTCGACGGTGTTCGCGAAGTCCTGCACGGATAGCTTGCCTGCTCGCATGTCCGCGATGAACTTGTCAGCGCCGCCTGCACCCAATGCATTCTCGGCAGTTGCAGCAGCGCGCAACGCAGCAGGCAAATCCGCAGCACTGACCTTGGCCTCAGTGAGCGTAGCGGCGAGCTCGCGCAACCGTGCCGAGGCAATGCCCGTGTCGTTCGTGATCTCACGGAAGGGCAAGCCCCTCAGCGCGGGGTTGGCAATCTCAGCGGCCTCCGCGACTAGCGCAAGATCGCGAGCGGCATTCGAGGCGGAAAATGCGAACGCGACCATCGCGATCGTAACAGCGGCAAGCGCTGCGGCTACCGCGACCAACGCGGTGATGATTGCTGTCGCGACTCGCACCAATCCGAATCCGGCTACCGTTGCGATCGCGGTACCGCGCCCGAATTTCTCATTGAGATCCACGAACGCTTGCGCGGGGAACAGCATGCGCTCCCCGAGCTCCGCGACAGGCCCGCCGATATCGCCAAGTGCACCACGGTAAGCGGACAGATTCGTCGCTGCATCGCCCACGTTGTCGTTCACTCGACGCTGGAGCTTGGCCGTACTGGCCATCGTCTTACCGAGTTTCTTCTGCGCGCTCGCAGCCTCGGTGGCCTCCTTCGTGAGCCGGTCGAGATCGCCCGCGTAGTCACGGACAGCAGCGGACGCGGACGCGGATGCCGCTCGCGCAGCGCCTAGCCCCTTTGACGCAGCGGTTACGCGCTGCAACTTGGATGCGGCTTTCTCCGCTGCCTTCTCGAGTGTGGCGATCTCGGATGCAGCCGCGCCCGCATCGATAGCACTGGCTAGGTTGACCTGCGTTGCGTTCAGGGTGGCCCGGGCAGCGGCCAGCTTGGCATCCATTCGCTCGACTGCCTGCGCCGCACCAACGGCATCCTTCTCCAGCCGTGCGTACTTGGCCGAACCATCTGCGAGGGCAGCGTTCGACGCGGTCGTGGCCGCGCTTGCGGACTCCAGCTCGCCACTCAGTCGCGCCAGCGCATCGTCGAACATGGCAGCCTTCGCACCGTTTGCGGATAGCTGTCCCGCAAGCGAGTCAAGCTCCGATGTCGTAGCGGATACGCCACGTACTTGCGAAGCAATGTCGATTACGAAAGACGCGTCAGCCATGGGTCAGGGCAGCCTCCACGAGCTGCAAAACGTGGGCGAGTCTGAAGAACGCGGCACGAGTCTCCGGGGAAGGATCGTGGTCGAACGCGCTTAGTATTCCGTCGCCGAAGCGTCCCGCGTTCGTCTTCATATCGACGAACACATCGGCGATCATTTTCCCTCGGTCTGCTCCAATCCTGCCGAGAGCTGCACTGCCGCAACGCCCGCGCGAACTGCGATCCCGGGCACGGCCTCAAGCAGCGTTGTCCACTCCTCACTATCCTTAGCCGGATAGAGCAACGTCGATCCTGTGGCTTCCTCCGCAGCGGCAGCGGTGTCCGCACCCTCGCGCTTCGTCCGATCGCGGAAGCGCTTCAATTCGTTCTTGTTCAGCGACCGCACAACCACCATCGTGACCATGCCTGGAGAGTGCCGCCCGACCTCGACGGAGGCAATGTTACCATCCCCCCGCTCGATCTCGAGTTCATTCAGCCGGGCCATGTCAACAGCACGCTGTTGGTTGCGCGCAGCATTCAGGAGTTCTTTGCGCTCGGTGCGCTCTTGTTCAATCTTCGCTAACAGATCCATGTGTTCCTCCACGGATAGTGATTACAGCAATGCGATTCGTACGCCGTCGACTAACTTGTGCCGATCGGTAACGTGGATCTTGTAGTCCACCGTCGTTGCGTCGGTCCCCTCAGCAGGCGCTTCATTGTCGGACAGTAGGCGGCACCCTAGCAGTCGACGCTCCCAGATCTCCGTCGTATTGGGCGGAGTGAACAGGTAGTCAAACTGAAAGAACACCAACGAGATTTGCACGACGCCACCGTCCCGAACCAGGCCTTGCGCGATGGCCGCTTCTTTCAGTGAGCGTTCGAAGATCTGTGCACCGGATAGGTACAGAGTGAACGCGCCTTCGTGAGTGATTGCCCCGGTAGTGGTCTGCTTCACGCGACCACCCGCAAGCTGAGTGCCTACCTCAACTGCGCTCCCGCTAGTGACTGACTTCACATCACGAGCGGTGAGTAGCGCAACGTCTTGCGCTTGGATCTTGAAGTTGATGTCCGCCCACGATGGCGCGAAGCCATCCAGAAGCGGATACTCATTATTTGCTCCTGCCATTGTTACCTCACTGCACCACTGTCACGGTGTTGATTGTGTGAATGGTCCCGCGCAGAGTGATCGTCAGTACGCCATTCATGATCGGCTCGGGGATATTGTATAGATCGTCGGCACCCGCGACCCACTGCACGTTGCTCACGCGTGGACCCTCGCCTTCCTTATTCGCCATCATGTCGTTAGCCAGCGACGTGTTGACGAAGGATTCGATTTCCTTGAGCGATGCGCTTGTCGCCGTGCCGTCGGAATTCAGGATCAGGCTACGCCCGATCGCATCCTCTGTGGCAGCTTGGCACACTGCGCGTGCACGTTGCACGACCGCTGTATTGTGCGTCTGCACGAGCAGCGAGGAGTCATCAGCGCGGGTCAACGAATTCGCGATGAACGCTCCATTAGGCCCATTCGCCCACGACCGGAACGAAGTGAATCGAGCTGCGCTAGCGGCGCCTCCGTCCACACGATCGTCATACTCGGTGAGCTGTCCTTCACTGTCATATAGGCTCCACCCGGTTGGGCCGTCGGACTTGCGCCACGTGTCAATGTGCAGGTCGTGGCGGTACTCTCGCAGGCTCGCAGCCCATGCAGCGGGCGCCCGGAGATGCCATGTCGAAAACGTTGAGAACTTGCGCGCCTTACCAGCGGACAAGTCGATGTGATGGTCGCCGTCGATCGTCGAGAACTCGGATGTGATGGCGGCCATCCACACGGCCTTGGTCTGTCCGGCAGCGACTGTCGGCACCGTGATGCCGATCACTTCGTCGGCGAGGTCGGTGGACTCAAACGTGATCGTGGTAGCGGTAACAGCGGTAACCGTAAACGTACCATCGTTCGACGCAGTGTCTGCGAACGTGACGGAGTCCCCAACGCGGAAGCCATCGTCCAACCAAGACCCGGGCGAGCCACCCGCACGGATGACAGTGTCTGCTGAATCACTGAATGTGAGCGAGGGCTCACCAACGATCGACACGTTCGACACGGGGCCCTCATCCGTCAGGTCGTCGGTGTCAAGGGTGATGACGGTAGCGCTCGTGACTGTGCACGTCGTGGTGTGTACCGCGTTGTTCGAGGTGGATCCGGTTACGGTCAGTAGATCGCCAGTGGCGAAGCCGTCGCTAGTCCACGATCCAGTGGCGCGTGTGATCGTGTCGCCCGTCGCGCCAACCTCTGCGAACGTAACTGCAGTAGTTGACATGCGATGCGTGACACTCGACAGCGTCGCCAGGGGCAACCGGTCGAGCACGCTAGCGCGACCGTAGATGAACCTGTCATCCGAGGTCTCGTAAGCGTTGAGCAGCACGAGCAGCGCGGCAGCTTCCGCGTCGGTCTGCAGGTCCCCAAGGAACATCGCGGAGCGAACCTGACGAGCTTGCGCGGCGAGGCCTTCGAACGCCGATGTCCAACCAGCGGAGCCCGCGAGCGGACCGGACCCGTGCCACGTATGCACCGTGTCGCCTGTGACCAACGTCCCGGCTGCGAAGGATGCTGTCGCGCCGAAGTACGGGATCACATAGCTCGTGGCTGTCCCAAGACGGATACGCTTCTGTGATGTGCCGCCGTCCATTGATAGACCCAGGATGATTTGGTCAGAGCCGATCGTCCCGCCGGTGAGCACCACGAGTACGCCGTCGTGCTCCATTAGCACGCCGTCGGAACCGGCAGTAACGGTCGTCACAGACGTTCCACTGTTGCCGCTCGTGTCGTGGCGTCCGATCACGCCGGGTGTCGCGATCGGGATACCGACGAACAGCATCGAATTGCCCGTCTCCTCGGAATGGTAATTCGCGTATTCGACTCCCTCACTATACCCATGCTGTGCATAGATCGCGGAAGCGGATCCATACAGACGCGGGACAGCGTCAGCATTACTGGGGACGGGAGCGATCACGGTGATCAACTTCGCGCCGCCGACGGACGCGGACGCACCGGCGGCTAGTGTGTTACTCGCACCAGGCAACGTTGCCATTTAGTCTACCTCCTCAAACATTTCGCCGTACTCATCTTCATTCCGTGTCAGCAGCACCGAGGTGTTGGTGCTGAAGACCACTCCAGTGTCAGCGCCGGAGCCATCGTAGTCGACGCGATTGACAGACCGGCCCATGCGGATCTGCAGTACGTATCCGGCTACCTGAGAAGCTTCGGCGGCTTGCAGCTCTTCCGTTGTCAGCATGCGTCCGCTCAGGGGCTGCAGGATCGAGCCTTGCGCTTGCGCCCAGTCAGCGAGCGCTACGAGCACGCCGTCGACGACGCGCTGCACTTCGACTTCATGCTCCCACGCTTGCGCACCGGCCTGGGGCTCGAACGCATAGATCATGACCGAGTATCCAACGTACCTCGAGAATATGCGCGAAGGGTTGATCTTCGATCCGATAGGCGCCGTGATCTGATCGCCGATCGAGCGGTCATGATCGATCACAACGCGATGTCGCTGGCGACTCGCCCCAAGCGCGAGCGGACGGTCCTTGCCAACGGATACGGACACAGGGAATTTGCGTGCCAGTAGGTTCGCGCGCAGTCCTTCGCGGATGGCAAAGATCATGCTGCACGCTTCCATTCACTCGCGAGCACTCGCGCGACGATGCCATCCAAGGAGCGCTTCCACTTCGGTGGGATGTCTGTACGATCGCCCGACGGAAGCACCTGGTATTTGCCCACCAAGTACTTTGCCCACGGAGTGGTAAGCACCGCGCGCATCACTGTTCCCTGCGAGCTGAACCCGAGTGTCGCGCGCGTCGCGCCCGTAGCGACCAACGACAGTGGGCCATTGACACCAGACGGACGCGGTGCACCATATGCGGTCAGACCTGAATCGAAATCCGCACGCGCTGCCGCAGTCAATTCCGGTGCTGCTTGCGATGCAACGATTTGCGCGGCGGACACTGTCATCGCCTGCACGCGGTCGCGGAAGCTTCGCAATGACCCACCACCGATGCGACGTACCCTGCTCATGCGATGCCCCCATACGTGCGCCAGGGGGACGCGGTAGTAGTGGATGTACGTGCGCTTCGTTGCGCAGTCGGAGGAGCGTTCTCGCCACGGACAGGGGCGTTGCGGGCCCACCGCTCAACACGCTTCCGGGCCGCATCGTAGATCGTAGTCAGCGAGACTGACTGTCCTCCGGTGCGCGCCAGCAGATCGGCGGCAGCAAGCTCCGCTGTCGTCATCCGGATAATGTCCGCAACCGGATCCTCTAGTGGGATCACATGCGCGGGCAGCATGTCATCGATCATGCGTGAGGCTTTGGCGATCGCGGCGGTGACGGGCATTGGAGCGAGCACCAAAAATGTGGTGCCCGTAGTGGTCAGGTTGATCGCGGCGCCGCCTTCCGATGCCGCGATCTGAAACGCCCAGTCGCTAGACGGGATGGCGTAATAGGACGTTCCCTCCGCTACGGGCGAGGGCAGTCCGCCGCCACCAGCGGTGCGGAACTGAAGCTCCGCATCCGTCTCAAATCCGTGTGCGTCAAGTTCAAAAGTATCGCCCGACACGCTAACCGAATCCACAAGCCTACCAGGCGACGCGAGCGCGCCACGCGGTAGACCATATAGGTACAGGTCAGCTGCCAAGCAGTACGTCATGGTGTGAGATCGATCCGGACAATCGCATGTGGGAGCGCTGCAGTAGCGGCCGCGCGAATGACGAACTTGACACCAACGAGTCCACTGTTCTTGTACAACTCGTCAGTCTTGTCGTATCGGATCTCCTCAGGTGACCCGCGCCGCTGCACAACCCATGGTGGTGGAGTCATACCACCCGACTTCACACCAAACGCGTATACAATATCCTCATCGCCGGAGTTGCCCGAGGGCAGCGTGCCAGTGAGCTCATCCGCGACTGTGACCGGAGTCCCGAAGTGCCTATTCGGCATGACACCGGCAGCGACATTCTCCGACCCGGCAACGTTCTGCAATGCCTCGAGAACCACGTTGCGGGAGAACGCATCCAGCGCATCCTCCTCATGTGCGGCCGACACCAAGAACCCACCGAAGCGCAATCCCATCGGTCTACCGTTCGGGCCTTTGATCGATCGGAAATGTCGACGGCACTGCGATACCAGCGTTGCGTTCAACACTGCGGGAACCGTCGCACCCTGCACTGTGTCGCCTGCATCCCAGTCGTTGTCGAACGTCCCGAACCCGGAGTCGAGCACGTTCTGTGGGTGATCCGCCGCGAACAGCGCGCGTGCACTGGCGACCGACCCGCCGGGGTACTCGACGCGGTAGAAGTCCAGATTCGGATTGGAGTTGAGCATGTCCGCTACGAGCACGTTCGGGTGACGCAAGGCTTCCATTGCCATCGCGGCGGGCTCATTCGACCAGCCGATGAAGTCCCCTGTGTCCGCCTCGAGGATGTCGGCCTTCTCGTAGACGCCGTCGTACCACTCGAGAGGAATCATAGACAGTGAGCGCTCGTACAGCCGACGCATCTTGTCGTCGCCGTCGCGCTTCTGGTATCCCGCCGTGGACAGTGGGATCGGGAACGTCGTCCGGATCGCGTCGCTCACGTGCGTGGTACCAAGTAGACTAGACCATTGATCAATGTCGCCTAGAGCGAAGGCCTTGTCAAATTGTGACGAGAAATCCGTCAGCGCGATTTGCACATCGCGTGGCATCAAGTGGTAAATCGAGGGCATCAGTCATCTCCTATGAGGACAGCGTGCGGGCGAATTCGATCACCACGCCGTGTAGATTGAAATCGTCGGAGTTCAGTAATGCCGTCGTCGGCATGAGCGACAGCGACAGGAGTACGGGTGACGCGGGCACGTCGGCCGCATCCAGAGTGACCGTCTTCTCTACGATCAACGTGGTAGCCTCACTGATAGCGGCAGTGTCGCCCCCACAATCCGCGTCTGCGTCATAGGCGTCGCCAGCGGACAAGAAGTAAGCGCCGACCTCGACTACGACATCCGTATCAGTAGCACCCTCGCGAGAGGCGAGCAGTCTCACGATGACATCCTCGCCGCCGTCGGTATAGCCAGGCATCGGGATCGTCGTCCAGATCGGGGTAGTCGTATCCACGTTCCAGCGGAACATGATCCCCTCATCAGTCACAAGGCCGTCCGCGACCCCGTCGTTGAACGCGATCAGAGGGGCGCCCGCTGCAAGGGTGAACGCCGTGACCGGAATGAAGATCCGCTCAATCGCCACGTCCGTCTGGAGAAGGACAATGTCCGCTTGTGCAGTCACGAGCTTCGCGGCTTCGGATGCGGCGATCACGATCTGCCCAACGACGGACGGACCCATCAGTGTCCAGCAAAGACTCTCCCGCAACTCGGTGCAGTAACCCGCGATGCCCCGAGCGCCACTATCCGAATCCGTACTCACCGTTTGGTTGTCGACGGTGTACACGACTTGGCCAGCTTCAGGAGCGGTCCCAGTGTACGCCCAACCGAAGATGCCGAACACGACCTCGGTATTCAGCGCGTCAGCCGCGCCGCCCTCGGGAGCGGTAGTGCGGTTGTCCGTGGTCGCCAACGCCATGCCAGCGGCGTTCTGCCCGGCAGTGACTACATCGGATCGGCCAGCAGCGTCGATCGAGACGATCGTACCGCCGATAATCAACGTGTTGGTTGCTTGCCCGTATGTGCCCTTCGCAGGCATTAGCCCAGCGAACTTGGTCATGCGCGGAACGGTCGTGGCAGTCATCGGCTAGTCTCCCTGGACAGACGCAGCGCGATGAACCTATCGCGGGCGGCGGCGTCGGTGATGGTTTCAGCACGCGCTTGGTCGCCATCGGACAGCGCAACAGCCGCACGCTTCGGCGGCGTGGCATTGGCGCGTGCCGTGGGTGACGCGCGGAAGGCTTCCACGCGGGAGCGTAGGGCGGCCATCGGCATGTCGCGTAGGGTGTCCACGGGGCGGAAGGTATCCGCATCAGCCCATGCGGTAGCCGGTAGCTCCGCACCCAGCTTCACGAGCTCGCCGACGAGTGACACGCGCTCGTTCTGTTCGTCCGCATCGCGGGACAATTTCAGTGAATCGATTTCGGCCTGCATGCGCTTGACCGATGCGAGTACCTCGCGTGGGGTCTCAACGCGTAGTGTGGATCGCAATGCATTCGCCATAGCGGCAGCTTCCTTCTCTTTCTCTTCATCCCCCTCATCATCGGCGTCTTCTGGCTCGGCGGTCATCTCCTCGGGAGCCGCATCGGGAGTCTCAGCGGTGGCTTCGGAGGACTCGCCTGACGCGAGCTCTACCAGGATCTTTTTCAGGATTTCGGACGCGGCATCCGCGTCGCCAGCAGACAGCGCGTCTAGCGCGCCCTTGATCAGCTCTTCAGACATTGGTGTCCTTATGCGGCTAGCGACTAGCGCTGGCACATTGTCCATTGCTGGCATCGACACCAGCGCGAGATTGAATATTTCGCTAACCGCATTCGTGTCCGCATCAAGCAACACGATGGGTGAGATGTATCGTTGGGTGCGGTTGGTCAGGCGTGCGGTGCCATCGGGGGTCCACGTTGCGCGCACGCCCCAGAGGTCACCGTTGCGCAGCTCTAGCTTGCACCAACCTCGGGCGTCCGCAGCGTCGGACCGCTTCGACATTGCGTCGCGGTTGATCGAGTCGTGTTGCAGATCGATCGCGATGTCCACGCCATGCAGCTCGTATGCGGCCATCACCGCAACGGCAGCGGCCTCATCAAACACAAGTGGACCCTTCGTAGTCGTGTTCACGCCAGCGCGCAAAATGCGAAACTCCGTCGGGAGCCCGCCTTCGGCATCAAGCGTGATCAGATTTGCGAAGCGTCGATACATGCGATCTACGGTATCCCCCAACGGATAGCGAAGCGCAAGGTTAGTTCGCGCGTGCATCGTGAACCGAGCGTGCTAAGTTGACACGCAAATGAACACACAACTGACACAAGAGCGAATCGATGAGATCCAAAGCGTTGTATCCGAGCATGGACTGCGCAAAACATCTGAGGTACATGGCGTGTCAATCGGCACACTACGCCGTGCCATCCGAGGCAAAGCCCTGTCGAAAAAAATCGTCGCGGCGCTAGGTAATGTGCCAGCGAGCAAGCGCACGGCCAAGGACTTCCCCCGCGCGCCGAAGGTGGTTCCCCCTCAGTCACGGGACACCTCGCTGTCGTGGTCGCTCGCAATGATCCGTGCAGCGATCGAAGCGCAAATGGTCGGGAACTTCGCTACCCCTAAACGGCTAGCAGAGGCCATGCGCCGAGACGATGCGATCTTCGTCGCACGGTCGAACCGCATCGCACCGATCCAGAGTGTGGCCACGCGGATCGTTCCACAGGACTCGGACCGTGGACGTGCGCTAGCTCGCAAAGCGCCTGGGTCCGTGACCATCTCACGTACCACGCTCACCGGCCTGACAGGCACGCTGGTAGACCACGCGGTCGCCATCGGATACAACGGCCACACCACGAACGACAGCGGCACTCGAATCAACTTCAGCCTGCGCGAGTGGCCTATCGAACACGTTAGTTGGAACCCCTCCACTGAGACGCTGGAGACGCAGACACGGGACGGGGTGACTGTCCCGATCGTGCATGGCGACGGACGCTGGACGGTCTTCCGTCGCTACGCGGAGATGCCATGGCGCGAGGATGCTTGCCTCCTACCTGCGGCGTTCGTCTGGGCAGCGCATGCCGAAGGCGTAAGCGACTGGGCATCTGGATCACGCGCGCACGGCCTCGCGAAAATCATCGGCGAGCTACCAGAGGGCAGCGGGATCAACGACGTGAGTGGAGAGCTGGAGACAGACGCAGACGAGTTTCTGAAAATGATGGCAGACATCGCGAATGGCGACAGCCCCGCAAATATCAAGCCCCGTGGCAGCGTTGTCGAGTTCATGTCGTCGAACAGCAATGCATGGCAGGTCTTCAAAGAAAATATCTTGTCGAGAGAGAAGGCCGCCGCGCGAATCTACCTCGGCACAGACGCAACGCTAGGCTCCGTCGGTGGCGCTCCGGGCGTCGACATCGCCACACTGTTCGGGGTGCTGACTACGAAGATCCAAGGTGACTTCGCGGCGATCGAAGCGGGGCTACTGTCGGGCGTGTACGAGCCTTGGGCAGCGATCAATTTCGGTGACAGTCGCTATGCGCCACAGCTCGAACTGCTGCTACCGGATCCGGATGAAGACCTCAACCGCAAGCAAGCCGCAGAGAACCGCAAGCTCCTATCGGAGACGATCGCGAGCATGCGCGAGCAGAAGCTTGAAGTCACGCAAGCGACAGTGGAGCGCGTGGCAAACGAACTGGGTGTGGAGCCTACGCCGAGGCTCGCGGCGATCGATCAACAGGTCGCTACTATCGAACTCGCGCCTACCGATGTTGCAAAGGTGGTACTCGTCCGCGAAGCGCGCAGTGCACAGGGCCTGCCCCCGTTGGGGGACGCACGGGACAACATGACGATCACTCAGCTAGACGCTTTCGTCGCGGCGCAATCAGCAACGGCTGGCGCATGATCTCGCCGCTGCATGCGCTCGCGTTCATGCACCCAGAAGCATTGGACGCCATGTCGCCGGAAGACCTCGCGCTGCTCGCATACTCGCCAGGGATGTCGCTACGACCGGAGCAAGTCATACCACCTGGCAACTGGCGCTCGTTCGGCTACGCGACCGGACGCGGATACGGCAAGACCCACGCAATCGCATGTGAGATCAATCGACGTGTCGCGTCCGGTGAATGCATGCGTCCCGCGCTCATGGCTCCTACCTCGGACCGGGTAGACGATGTGCAGGTCGCGGCGTTGCTGGAGACGGCCACGGTGGGCTGTCAGTGCGTCGAATACGAGGGTGGAGTGAGATGGGAAAATGGTGTCACCGCTGGCGCGCTCACTGCGGAGATCGAGCGGCCAGCGTCGGGATCGAATTTCGATCTGGTGTGGATGACAGAGATCGTCCGCTGGAATCCGAACACGCGCATGCTTGCGTTTCGTGATGTCACGACCGCGTGCCGTCTGGGGCGCCGCCCGCAGTTCCTGTGGGACACTACGTCCAGCGGGAAGAACGATGTGATCCAATTCCTGCTAGCGCAGCACGATACGGATCCGGATACACACCGAGTAGTGCGCGGGACCATGTTCGACAACCCGCTACTGCCTCGTCTGTACCTACGTGAGGAAGCGCGCAAGTACGTACGCGGGACTCGACAGTACGACGAGGAAATCCTCGGACTCGTGTTCACCGAATCCGCCGGAGCGCTGTGGGTGCAAGACTGGATCGATGCACGGCGCGTGCACGCCGCGCCCGGGGCGTACGTCGTGGCGGTGATGGGGCTGGACCCCGCGCTGTCAGGCGACAAGACCGCCGACGAAGTCGGGCTCGCCAAGGGCTACCGCACTGCGGACGGCCACATATATCTGACCGACCTCAGCGATCGAATGTCGCCTGAGGACTACGCCGTGATCGTGGTGCGCGAGTGCCGCAGCGATTGCTCGGGCGTCGTGGTCGAACGCAACCACGTAGGGCAGCATGCCCGCGATCTGATCCGCGTGCACGCCAAACTCGCGGGCATGCGGGTCGAGCTGCTACCTGATCCAAAGCTGCCATTCCCCGCGCGTAGACCGGGCACCATTTTCATCCGTGAAATCGTGTCACACACGGCCAAGGAGACGCGAGCGGCGCCAGCAGCGGCACTCTACAAGGCAGGAAAGGTGCACCATATCGGGACACTGGCGCGGCTGGAGAACGAGCAGACAACGTGGGAGCCAGGGACCCGGCGGTCCCCGAACAGACTGGACGCAGCGGTGTTCGCCATCAGCGAGCTGGGCAACGTGACGCTGGCTACACCTAGGGATGCGCACGCGGACATATCGCGAGCGCGTCTGGCGGCAGAGCGACTGCGGCATTCGATCGGGCAGCGGGTGCTATGATGGCGGCGCGATCCCTAGCTCGTAGCTGCGGACTAGCTCCGCTCGCCCTGGGGACAGCATCACCTCAGAGTACACACGATTGGACCACAGGACTTCTACGCGCAGCTGGTTGCTCTCGACTTGTTCCCGTGGCACTAAGGCCAGGACATGCTGGCCAATCGCAACGTTGAAAAACTCCACGATGTCCCGATCGGGGTCGTCAGTGCGCATGACTTCGACGCGCAATAGGGCAGTAATCATTCAGGCACCTCCAATAGTGAGTGTAGGTCTGTGTTACGGACGAACGCGGTAAGCCCGAGGGCAATCTGCACCTCGGACATTGCGTCATTGTACGCCAGCACTTCGACGCGCAACCGCCCGCCCTCGACCAAAGCGGATGGCACAAGCACGTGCTCGATAGCGTCAGAGTCCGCGTCGAAGTAGTACACCGTGGTCAGTAGACCCGAGTATGACACGCTGCCAGTTAACGTGAGCAACGCGGTAATCATGCAGCCTCCACGAACCCATCGTCGGACTCGGGGGCCCACCGGAGATACCAGTGTATCTCGCCCGACGATGCGCCCGTAGTCGTGTGAGTAAACCGCACGTACGTAGCCACGTGCGCTCCTCCTGTGCGGTCCTCACCTAGGCGGATGCCCTCCACCGTAGGGTCGATACCCTCCACTAAAAATCCAGCATCCGCGTTGTGGAATGCCAGCACCCTCGAGGCAAGATCGAGCTTGCCGATGAACGAACCTTCCAGCGCTGCATTCAGCGTGAGTGTCAGATTCTTGGACAGGCTGTCGCCACCATTCACTGACGCTATGTCTAGGTAACAGTTCGTGTTGGTGCCTGCTAGCGTGTCCTCTACCACGGCTACGAGGTAAAGCAACTTCACAACACCGGTGACCTTGAAAAGCTCATAGGTGTGGGTCCCCGCGCCTCCTTGCGCGATATCCAGGACAGCCTCCACCTTATCATCATATTTGATGTCAAGCTGGTTCACCTCATCGATATCGCGCCAACGCCCATCGCCTACTCCTGACGAGCAGTCGTGAGCAATCCACCCTGCTGTGCCAGTGTCGAAGTAGAACCCCGACTCCGAATGCAGCATTGATATGCAGTTGTCCAACAGGCCTCCTACGCTTAGCACGTAGTACCCATAAGACGCGGGACCGACACCTACCGTGTTGCATTTGCGCGCGGTGATCTTGCCGCCTGTGAGGTCGAATGCCTTACCTCCCGCAGCAATGCCAGCTACCTTGTTGTCATTCAGCTCACACTCATCGCCGGTGATCCGCACCCCAGCTAGTGCGCTATCGCCTACCACGTTGACGTGTCGGGCGACACACGCATCGCCAGACAGCAACAGCCCTACGTTGCCCGAGGTGGGCTCAATACGCATCAACGCGTCATGCTCCCCACGCACGCGAGCTCCGTCCCCTGACACCGCTAGCACCGTACCGGACGCGGGAGCGAGCGTCACGCCAGGCTGACACCACAGCTGTCCACCTATCACGTCCAGGTCCAGGGCCACCTCGGTGTAGGTACCTTGGGCCACGGACAGAGCGTCGCCCGACGCCATCGCGGAGAACCCCGCGCCGATCGTGAGGAACGCATCCGCTGGTGTGGTGCCTGAGTTGCCATCGTCTCCCGCTTTATTTACGTAGTAGACCGTTCCGTTGTATAGCACTCCTCCTCCTATGTAGTCCCACATAACGTCTGCCAGCGCGTCGCAGAACTTCGTCAAGGGCTCGCCGTCCGCTGCCCCGTATGGATCAGTGTCGACGTCATGCGTACCCATGTGCGTCAGCATCGCGGCACGCAATGCGGCGGACAGTATCGATTCGCTCATCAGTCCTCCTCTGCCCATGACACGCGCACAGCACGATCACAGTCCGCGCAACGCAAGGGCTCAGACGTGAGCGTCCGCATCGTGTCGCGAAGTGCCTGGACGCGCGCGGCAAGCGCAGCTCGTGGGATCGTGATCGTGCCACCATCGTGGGACTGGTCATATTGTTTCAGAGTCTTGGCCCACTTCTCCAGCGTTGCTGCCAACCGCGTGGCAGTGGTCGTATCGCGGGACTTCTCCGCGAGATCGTAACTCCGCTGGGTGCGGTGGATCATGTGCACGATCCAGCCGCGCATGTCGGTGTCCGGATCGGGTGCGTCCACATCGATCTCGTCCGCCTCCCGGGCGTGCTCTGCCAGCGCATCGATAGCTCGGCGCACGACGGTTGCACCCGCCCCATCCAGCCGAGCGGCCAGCGTGGCTAGCTCATCCGGGAGCGCGGCGAGGGAGTCCGGCGACAGCTGTGGCGGAGGCTGGCGCATGATCGGGGGAGGCGGTCGCTCCGCCCCGACCATCTTTATCCAACGACGGATCGTGGCCTCACTCGCACCCGCATCGCGGGAAATCTGGCGAGCGGACTCACCCCCGCGATGGCGTTCGCACACGCGGCGCACTAGCTCTGGATCGGGTGGCTTCCTCACACCGACACCCCTACCAGTAGCCACTCGATTTCGCTCCGCGCACTTACTATCCTGTCACGGATAGCCCCTAGGTCCGCACCTGCCTCCACCATTGCATCGATGTCCTCTAGGGCGGAATGCGCCGCTTCAAGTGCATCGGTCGTGTACTCGATGTCCACGATCTTCCGTGAGCGCGCGCGATTGCACTGATCCCTCAGGTCTGCCATGCCTACCATCGCACCGGCGGCGGGGGCTCGCGCCCCAGCGAGAATTCCATATTTAGCCCAGTCGGGCGCCGGACGGCTGCCGCGCGCAAGCGGCGGATCTCGTGATTCGCCATCTCCAGCGCACCAGCGCGATGGGCATCCGCGAGCGCCTCCCTCACCTCTTCGAGCTCGCGTTTCCACCGGGCGAAAGCGTGCTCCCGGCGTAGGAGATCCGCAGCCGCCATCTCACGTAGGATGTGCCGCTTGCGTTCACGTAATTCCTGTACGGCAGTCATCGCGGCCTGTACCGCTCGCCTGACCACACGCTCGTACTCGAGATGGTTAGCCATCTGCCGATCCACTTGGTGCTGGAGACACTGGCACCGGGCGCGGCGATCGCCGCGCGCAAGCGGCGGATCTCGTGATTCGCCATCTCCAGCGCACCAGCGCGATGGGCATCCGCGAGCGCCTCCCTCACCTCTTCGAGCTCGCGTTTCCACCGGGCGAAAGCGAGATCCGCAGCCGCCATCTCACGTAGGATGTGCCGCTTGCGTTCACGTAATTCCTGTACGTGGGTGCTCATGATCGATCCAACGCAGCGTGCATCATGGCACGGACAAATCTCCTACGTTCCCCAGGGGGGAGCGCCGCGATCCCTGCCGATACGTCCTCAATGTACGCTAGGGATACGGTCCGGATGCAGGATACCTTGCGTTGCAGATCGCGTTCGCGTTCAACGGATTCATCCAGCATCTCCTTCAGCTGCAGGCACTTGGTCTCTAGCGCGAATACTTCATCTGCCGGTGGGCTCATGGTCGCTCCAAGGAGGCAGACGCCATCGCGGCGTGAAAAATCTCCTGGATCTCGGCAGTCATCGCGGCCTGTACCGCTCGCCTGACCACACGCTCGTACTCGAGATGGTTAGCCATCTGCCGATCCACTCGGTGCTGGAGACACCGGCACCGGGCTTCCAGCTTCGCGATCTCAGTTTGGGCTAGCGCGTCCTGCACTTCCGCTGCCACTTCCGCCGCGAGCGTATCCGGGGAAAGCCCCGCGACTCGTGCCACTACTTCATCTTCCTTACTTTTCATGATCGAATCATCCTAGCAAGCACCATGCCGGTGCGCAACTATGCGCGACGTTATGTGCGCAACAGTCAAAAACACCGGGAAAAAGGGCGATAAAAATCTGCTAAATCTGTCCAGAGG